AGTATTAATGCAAGTGCATTTCAACAATGCACTGGACTAACAAGTATTGCAATTCCTGCTGGAGTTACAAGTATTACTTCTAGTGTATTTTACGGATGCACTGGACTAACAAGTATTGCAATTCCTGTTGGAGTTACAAGTATCGGTGCAAGTGCATTTCAAGGATGCTCTGCTTTGGCAAGTATTACAATTCCTACTTCAGTTACAAGTATTAATGCAAGTGCATTTCAACAATGCACTGGACTAACAAGTATTGCAATTCCTGCTGGAGTTACAAGTATTACTTCTAGTGTATTTTACGGATGCACTGGACTAACAAGTATTGCAATTCCTGCTGGAGTTACAAGTATCGGTGCAAGTGCATTTCAAGGATGCTCTGCTTTGGCAAGTATTACAATTCCTGCTGGAGTTACAAGTATCGGTGCAAGTGCATTTCAACAATGCAGTAAACTAACAAGTATTACAATTCCTGTTGGAGTTACAAGTATTACTTCTAGTGTATTTAACGGATGCACTGGACTAACAAGTATTGCAATTCCTGTTGGAGTTACAAATATCGGTTCAAATGCGTTCATTTATTGCGTTGATTTGGCAAGCATTATAATTCCAAATACAGTTACAAGTATTGGTAATAGTGCGTTCTCTAATTGCTATTCTTTGACAAGCGTTACAATTCCAGATTCAGTTACAATTATTGGTTCAAATACGTTCTATGCATGCTCTGTTTTGGCAAGCATTATAATTCCAAATACAGTTACAAGTATTGGTTCAAATGCGTTCTATAGTTGCTATTCTTTGACAAGCGTTACAATTCCAGATTCAGTTACAAGTCTTGGTTCAAATGCGTTCCAAAGTTGCACTGCTTTGGTAAGCATTACTATTCCTGATTCAGTTACAAATATTGATTCAAATACATTTCAAGGATGCTCTGGACTAACTACTGTTGTTATTCAAGGGACAAGCGGAACTATTTCTACTAATGCATTTGCAGGATGCACTGTACTAGCAAATATTACTATTTATCAAGGTAAAATTTTACAAACAGGTATTTTTACTGGTTGCGCTAAATTAACAACTGCTCCTACTGGTACCAATAAGCCCTTAGGAACAATAACAACAAATAGTGCATCAGGTCAATCAGTGTATAATTATTTTTTCCCTCTTGGAACAAATGGACTTTATATGAATTATGCACCATTATATACTTTAATATATAATGGCAATGGTTCCACTGGAACAGCACCTGCTCCTCAAGTAGGTACATCATTAACAGTATCAGCTAACACATTTACAAAGACCGGTTACACGTTTAGTACTTGGAATACACTAAATACTGGTTTAGGAACTAGTTACGCTGCTGGAAGTAATATTACAATTGCAACCAATACAACTTTATATGCGCAATGGACCCAATCAATAATAGCAACATTTACTGGAACACATGGAACAACTGCTACTTTTGGCGGCCAAACATATACCCTAACTAGTTCTAATCCATTTGTTTATACTTCTCCTTCAAATCCAACTTCTATACCAGACAGCAGTTTCCTAAATACAGATTTAATTAGTATTACAATTCCTGCTACAGTTACAAGTATTGGCAATTCTGCATTTCAATCATGCACTGCTTTGCCAAGCATTACAATTCCTGCTGGAGTTACAAGTATTGGCAATTCTGCATTTCAAAATTGCTCTGGACTAACAAGTATTACACTTCCTACTTCAGTTACAAGTATTAATGCAAATGCATTTCAACAATGCACTGGACTAACAAGTATTGCAATTCCTGCTGGAGTTACAAGTATTACTTCTAGTGTATTTTACGAATGCACTGGACTAACAAGTATTGCAATTCCTGTTGGAGTTACAAGTATTGGTAATAGTGCGTTCCGAAGTTGCTCTTCTTTGCCAAGCATTACTATTCCAGATTCAGTTACAAGTATCGGTAACTATGCATTCTATTCTTGCTCTGCTTTGGCAAGCATTACAATTCCAAATTTAGTTACAAGTTTAGACAGTAATGTGTTCGCTTATTGCTCTGCTTTGGCAAGCGTTACAATAGGAAATTCAGTTACAAGTCTTGGTTCAAATGCATTCCAAAGTTGCTCTTCTTTGCCAAGCATTACTATTCCTAATTCAGTTACAATTATTGGTGCTAGTGCGTTCTATGCTTGCTCTGCTTTGACAAGCGTTACAATTGGTAGTTCAGTTACAAGTATTGGTGCTAGTGCGTTCTATTCTTGCTCTGCTTTGGCAAGCATTACAATTCCTAATTCAGTTACAAGTATCGGTGCTAGTGCGTTCCAATTTTGTCCTGCTTTGAGAAGTGTTACAATTGGTAGTTCAGTTACAAGTCTTGGTTCAAATGCGTTCTATGCTTGCTCTGCTTTGACAAGCATTACTATTCCTAATTCAGTTACAATTATTGGTGCTAGTGCGTTCCAAAACTGCTCTGCTTTGGCAAGCATTACAATTGGTAGTTCAGTTACAAGTATTGGTTCAACTGCGTTCTATAATTGCTCTGCTTTGACAAGCATTACTATTCCAGATTCAGTTACAAGTTTAGGCACTAATGTGTTCCAAAACTGTATTAAATTGATAAGCATTACAATTGGTAGTTCAATTACAAGTATCAGCAACAATGCGTTCAATGGTTGCAGTGCTTTGACAAGCATTACTATTCCTAATTCAGTTACAAGTATTGGTGATTATGTGTTCGCTTATTGCTCTGCTTTGATAAGCATTACAATTCCAGATTCATTTACAAATATCAGTAATTATGCGTTCGCTTATTGCTCTGCTTTGATAAGCATTACAATTGGTAGTTCAGTTACAAGTATCGGTGCAAGTGCATTTCAAGGATGCAGTGCTTTGGCAAGCATTACTATTCCTAATTCAGTTACAAGTATTGGTTCAAATGTGTTCCAAAATTGCATTGCTTTGACAAGCGTTACAATTCCAAATTCAGTTACAAGTCTTGGTTCAAATGCGTTCCAAAGTTGCTCTGCTTTGGCAAGCATTACAATTCCTGCTGGAGTTACAAGTATTGATTCAAATACATTTCAAGGATGTACTGGACTAACTACTGCTGTTATTCAAGGGACAAGCGGAACTATTTCTACTAATGCATTTCAAGGATGCACTGTACTAGCAAATATTACTATTTATCAAGGTATGGCTTTAACATCTGGTATTTTTACTGGTTGCACTAAATTAACAACTGCTCCTACTGGTACCAATAAGCCCTTAGGAACAATAACAACAAATAGTGCATCAGGTCAATCAGTGTATAATTATTTTTTCCCTGCTACAACAAATGGACTTTATATGAATTATGCACCATTATATACTGTAACATATGATGGAACTGGTTCCACTGATCAAGTACCTGTTGATAATACATTATATCCTGCTAGTGCAACAGTAACAGTATCAACTGCACTAATGACTCAGACAGGATACGCATTTAATGGTTGGAATACAACCCAAAGTGTTGGTTCTGGTATTACTTCTTTTACAATTGCAAGCAATACAATTTTATATGCGCAATGGACGCTACAATCACAAACCGAGTCACAAACATATACAGTAACATATGATGGCAATGGAAACACCGGCGGAACAGTACCGGTTTCTCAATCTTACAATAATACTACATCGGTAACAGTATCAGGTAATACAGGTTCATTGACTAAGACTGGCTACACGTTTAATAATTGGAATACACAAGCAAATAGTTTTAGTTCTGGTACTAATTACATTTCTAATAGTTCTGTTACATTTAACACCAATACAACCTTATATGCGCAATGGATATTAATACCAATTTCCAATATATGTTTTCCAGCAAACACTCTTATTAAAACAAATAAAGGTTTAATTCCTATTAAAAACATTAATCCTGATATTCATACAATTAATAATAAAAAAATTATTGCAATTACAAAAACCATTTCAGCCGATAAATATTTAGTACGTTTTGATAAACATTCATTAGGAATAAATTATCCTAGTGAAAAAACAATAATGAGTAAATATCACAAAATATGTCATGATGGCGTTATGACTGAAGCATTCAAATTTGCGGATAATTATAAGAATGTTATAAAAATAAAGTATGATGGCGAAATCTTATATAATATTTTATTAGAAGAATATGATACAATAACTATAAATAATTTAATTTGCGAAACATTGCATCCACAAAATATCATAGCAAAATTATACACAAGCAATTATAGCGAAGAACGTAAAAATGACATGATATTACTTATGAATTATTATATTGAAACAAATAATTACGCAGATTATGATAATACAACCAAAAAATATTTTGGTAAAACAATAATAACTGTTAATAGAAAATAATATATTGCGAAACAACTTAAAGAGCCGCGATTAATATATATTGCGAAACAACTTAAAGAGCCGCGATTAATATATATTGCGAAACAACTTAAAGAAAATTCTCCAACTATTATAAAATGTTCAGACAACTGTTTCTAACAATGTTTTTATTAGCTTCCTTTTCTTTTTCAAATGTGAATGGAGACTTTATGTTCTCATATGATAACAAGAACGAATATATTGAATCGCCTTCTACAAATACTACTGTAACAACTTCTTATCTGTATACATACTCACAATCTGGCCACCATTTTTCCGGACCGGCCTACGATGGTTCCAAAATTGACACAACTGGCTGCTGTTCAGGTCAATCAGGGTCATGTCGCAACAATCCGTCTTGCCAGTGCCAAGTATCAATAGGCCCATTGCCTCAAGGTACCTATAGTTTAGGCAACATGATGACTTTCAAAGGGATGCCATATTGCTACGAATTATATCCTTATTCAAGCAATTCAATGTGTGGTCGTTCAGGCTTCCTAATTCACGGAGGAGGATGCTCTGGTAATCCATCGGAAGGATGTATAGTTATTGAAAATCAAGATACGCGTTATAAAATTAAGAGTGGTGCTACTTTAAACGTAGTGTCTTAGATATTTTCTTTGTATAATGTATACTAAAATGAATTATAATTCGTCTTATAGAGCACCATATGCAACCACTGCATCAGATAGAGCAGCTAGAAAAGCACAAATACAATCAGCCGTAGCATTACAACAAAAACAACAATTACAGCAATTACTACAAAATCCAACACCAGATGATGCTGCTATAATGATAGAATTATTTGGAAACATGAATATGGGTCAAGGACAAGGACAAGGACAAGGACAAGGGTATATGGGCCAAGGACAAGGACAAGGACAAGGACAAGGGTATATGGGTCAAGGTCAAGGTCAAGGTCAAGGACAAGGTCAAGGACAAGGTCAAGGAATTTTTGGACTAGGAAATTGGGGAGGCAAATCTAGACTTAGAAGAACTTTAAAAAGAAGAACTAATAAAAGACGAACAACTAGAAGAAGACGTTAATTAAAAAAATTGAACTTTATAATACTTAAAAACATAATATTAAATACAAACCATTTAATATTATACTATTAATTTGAAGATGACATCCGTATCAGAAAAGAAGACATTCATATTCATTGACGGCAGTTATTTCTGCTTCTATCGCTACCATTCGCTTCTTACTTGGTGGAAGAATGCGTATCCAGAAATTTTATTGGACGACCCATTTCTAAACGAACAATTCGTCGCCAAGTTTAGAAAGACATTTGTAGACCATGTTAAAAATTTGCAAAAGAATCTAGGTATTAATAAAAATGTTAACCCTATCACAATTGTCGGCAAAGATTGCAAACGTGAACATATTTGGCGCAACGAATTGTTTCCAAATTACAAAGGGACCAGAGCAAATGGCAAAGAAGACGGGTTTATGGGCGGGCCATTTTTCAAGATGGTTTACGAAGACAAATTATTTATGGAAGGTGGTGCTCAAACAATTCTATATCATCCTAAGTTGGAAGCAGACGACTGTATTGCTCTATCAGTGAAGCACGTTTTAGAAAAATATCCTGATTCTACTGTCTACATAATTACATCAGACAAAGATTATCTACAATTGGCTGAACCGCGTATACATATTTACAATCTGGGTTTCAAAAAAATAACAGACCAGAAGAGTTCTACAGGGTCGGCTGAATGTGACCTATTTTGTAAGATAGTAATGGGAGACATCAGCGACAATATTCCGTCAGTATTTCCAAAATGCGGACCCAAAACGGCTCTAAAATATTATGAAGATAGGGAAGCATTTCAAATGCGATTGGAATCATCTGACACATTTATAGCACAATACAACACTAATAAAAAAATAATTGACTTTAATGAGATACCTATTCTACTTGCAAATGAGTTCTTTGAACCTTTAACCTTTTAAACCTAAAAAATACCTACTTAAATACATTATACATAATACATTATAATACATAATTAAAACGATGAACATTGATTTTTTTCATAATCTACTTATAATCAATTTATGTATTTCTTGTACAGCACTATTATTCCAAATCAGTGTGTTATATCATATCCATGGCATAAATAAATTAATAAAAAATAAAAATAAGGCTTAAATATTTTTTATTATACTTATAATAATGGACCTACCAGATAATAAAACAGTTGATCTACAATTATTTATTTTAGACCCACTTTCCGTCATTATAAAACTCGCAATCCTCAGCAATAAACCCATTGGCACTAAGATTTGCATTTCAAAAAATATTGTTTTTTTACAAGAACCCGGTCCGTTCCAATCATTCTGCCGGTACATATTTAATACTAACAAAACTGACATACAATATGTATATAATCCAATCCAATTAGCGTGCCAATCGTATTTATCCAAAGTTGCTGTTCAACAGAACCCAAAATTAAAAGAATTATTCAAATGTGCTCAAAATGGACTCGGACGGTTGAGTGAGACATATAAGACATGTTCTATAATTCGTCTATGTATTAATTATTATGCAACAATTATTGATAACCATTTGAAAGAGATATATAATGATGAATTATTTAGAAATGATAATTTGACTCCTTTATATACAAATGAACTAACAAGTGCATTTACAAAACTTTGGACTCAAGACAGAATAAAAATAATATTAAATCTTACAACATTTCTAATTGGCGACGAAAATGCAGCGACAAATGTGAAGTCAGTTGAAACTATTATGATGGATATTGACACGCAAGTACAGAAATTATTCTAATTGTTTTAATTTGTTTTTATTTGCAGAAGATAATTTATCACCTAACAAATTAACAATATAATATAATATAATAAAATATTATATAATATATAATGATGATTGAAACCGTAGTAAACGAAGTAAAAGACGAAGTAAAAGAAGAAGTAAAAGACGAAATTGTTATAGAACAGTCTATACCTATATTTACACAAATACCTGTCAAACAATCCATTGCAAAAAAACGTTCATTAATAGACCAAATTAAAGAAAAATTAGAGGACCAGGATTTTAACCAAAAAGTTGCTGTAGCCATTACAGTTGTTTTAGAAATGTATCGTGTTTTAGTATCCTCATTTTTAGTCTTATTTGTCCCGCAAAAATGTGGCGATCATGTCTGCACTTTAAGCGAAAATATGGTCCTTGAAAATCATCTTTACAGCGCTGGGCTAGTATTCAACTTTATAACAATGGCCTCTTTTTTAGCAATGTATACATTGGAAGTCAAAAGAGAAAACCGATTAATCACTTATTTAGAAGTTAATAAGTCCGTTGCAAGTGATAATAGTTCCGTTGCAAAAGTATTAGACGGTCTTTCTGCAGACAAAAGGGATAGCATTTGGGCTTTAGATAAGTATTATCAATATGCTGGATTGGCATCTATTGGACTATTTTCAATTAATACTATTTTATCCGGATTTGTCGTTTACACCTATTATTTGGACAGTCAAACAACTTCTACGTATATCACCAATATATTGTTTATGCTTACAAAGATGGCTGATGTTTATTCTACTGTGAATACTGAAAAGAATATATTTTACTCTGCTTACATGAAGGGTAAAGTACAATATAATGATGTGGATCCGGATAAAGTTTTACTTTTACTTTCACAGGATAAAATAGATGTAATAGAAGATATAAAAATAGATGTAATAGAAGATATAAAAATAGATGTAATAGAAGAAACAGGAATAGAAGAAGACAATGTAATAATAGAAGATTCTAATAGTAAAATTATTGTTACTGTTTATGATATATCATCTAATCCATCATCGTCTAATGACTTGCAAAATTTGGATAGCCAAGTCTAAAATAAATATATATTTTATATATATAATATAAATATAATATATATATAACATGTCTTCAACTAAAAAAGAAGACGAAAAAGATGAATTATCTGCGTCTATTAACAAATCAATGACTATTGATAAATTAAAAGATAGTCTCAGAAGCGCTAATGTTTTTTTTCTCGGATCAAAAAAGAAGGCAGATTTGGTTAGTTTATATATTTCAAAGGGGTTACATAAAAAAGACAATGAGCCTCATTCAGTAACACCAGAAGTAAAATCACCGTCAAATTCACCAGAAGTAAAAGAAAAACCAGTAAAAGCAATAGAACCAAAAGAAGAGCTAATTATGTCAATAATTATAAGCGCACACGGGGAAGAAAGTTATGATTGGCCTCCAACAATGCCAATTGCCCAATATTATAGAAACAACGTGAGGGTTTATAGTCGCGGTTGTGTTCCCGGAGTAGTTACGTTACAGAACCCAAGATACGACCGACAATCAATAGACGATGCCTATAATATTTTTGAAGTCAAACCTGAAAGCGCAACTGAAGAAATTATGGCACAATATACAGGTCTAGACAAAGAGTATTATACAGATTTTTTAGATAACCTCAATATATGTAATCCAACAAATGAATACAAGGATATGATTAAGGATGTGGTTGAAAATAAAGACCGGTGTGGAGGACTTAGCACTTATTTGTCGCAAAAAAAGTTTAGTTTTGCAGAAGGTGCTGATAAAGCGTCTAAATATAAGTCTGAAGCGCATTTTAGAGAATTTATAGCATCAAGAGGTTTAAATGTATCGGATATTCGGTTAAAAATAACAGATACAGATGGTTCTGTTAGATACAGACGGATTTTTAATCCGATACGCGAGTATGACAAATATTTGGATTTAACTACTGATGTTTCTCTAAATCGGTTTGATATTACACAATTTAACCTAATTTATAGACACGGAATAGAATTTATTCTAAAAGTTTTACACAAAGAAGAAATGATTGTTCCTGCTCTAAAAATATTGGGTTTCAAAGAAGGTGAATACAAACTATCCGAAATAAACTTGGAACAATTATACAGATTCTTTGAATTGGTTGGAATTAAATATGTAAATATAATAGACCATTCGTGTCGTTATTTTCATTGGAGTTGGAAAATGTCAAAACCAAAGAGGGAAAAATTGTTTAAAAAAGAACAACAATATTCTGTAAAACCGGTGGCTTTTGGTAAGCGAAGCGACAGTAAAAAGCAAATAAAGAGTTTAAAGCGTAAAAAGCGTTTTACTAGACGTAAATAATATTTACAGCCATGTAGGACACTCTCTTTTTCCCTTATCTGTATTAATAATATTATATATACCATGAATATCCTTTGGAAATTTTGAAATTGATCGTTGTGCAAGTATTTTATCCTTTTCTGTTTCCATATTCATCTTGAAAATAGGTCGGAGTACCTTTGCAATATTCTTTTTTGATTTTAATAATGTTGGCATATGTGTTATTAGTAATTTCCAAAATTCTAGTAAATCAATAAATGCATCACGTGGATTCGTAACTAGACATGGTAGTCCAGAATAATATTTATATGCCATATATAATGCATGTGTTTGACAGAATTGTTGAGACCCATCTATTTGCATACGTTTCTCATATGGATTATACATTGTAAAATCGGCTATTGTTAGGTCACATTGGTTATTTTCCTTACTGTCTTCATTTTGAACAGTGAATAACCAGTGAACTTCCGTAATATCTTCGTTATCTTTTTGTCGTTCGCTAGCTCTGGGAATTAATGCATTATCAAACCGGCGCTCTAATGTTACTATTTCTACATGCAATTTGGTCAATTCTTCTGCTAACTTTTGAGTAGGAGGAATAGTTATCTTTTGTAGAACTTTTACAAAGACCTGCATATTTTGCCCTATTAGATTCATAAAAAAACTGCCTGCAATATCTAGTTGTATATCTTCTTGATCCATTATATATTTTGTAATTTATATAATATATAATATAATTTTAAATTCTATTTCTTATACTTGTTATTTCTTATACTTGTTATTTCTTATACTTGTTATTTCTTATACTTGTTATTTCTTATACTTTTATTTTTTTTTAATTTTAAGTTTTTCAAACTGGTTTTTATTTTTTTATTTTTACCTCCTCTAAATTCTTTTGTTTCTCTAGTTCCTTTTACCCCATTTGTTTCATTTGATTCTTTTGTTTCTTTTGTTTCTTTTGTTTCTTTTGTTTCATTTTGATATCCATATGCATCTTCTATTGCAGCCGGTCTATATTGAACCCCTCTTATTTCTGCTACAGCTTCTCTTATTCTTTCAAAACGTGAACTACATAATGCTGCCGTTTTTTGCAACGGATTAACAGATGTACCTGGATATAAATCTAATTCAACATTTACATAATATGACAATTTTGACTCCATTTCAATTGCTTTATTTAAATAACCTAGTTGTTTATTGTAAGCATACATTTGCAAAGGATTCTGTTGTTGCAAATATTGTCGTTGTTGTTGCAAATATGATGGCTGTTGTTGCGGATAAAGTGGCTGTTGCAAATATGATGGTTGTTGTTGCAAATATGATGGTTGTTGTTGCAAATATGATGGTTGTTGTTGCAAATATGATGGCTGTTGTTGTTGTTGCAAATATGGTTGTTGACCAAAAGCATCCATATTTGCTTGTAATCCTTGAGCATAATATTGATCACTTGGTCTTTCACCTCCAATTAAAGGTACAGGTTGACTTTGATTTTGTATTTCTTTTGTAACTATTTCATTTGTAACTGTTTCTAATCGCGATTCATAATCTTTTTTTTCTTTAACCCATTTATCATACAAAGTCCCTGCTTTTACCTCACTTTTACTCTCTAATTTATAATTCCTAGTATTTATAGCACTTGTTAAATTTTGTTTAAGTTTTTCTAATTCATCTGGTTTCATATTATTTATTTCCTTTATTGATAATGGATCGGTAATTTTATTCGGAACAAATTTTATTTTAATATCTTCTGGAGGGGTTTCTATTTGTCCTTGTGCATTTTTAATTTCTTCTTCGTTTGTTTCAATTTGTTTTTGTTCATCTGAGTTTTCATCTGAATTACAAAATAAATTAATAAAATTATTGTCTGTAATATCATTTATATTTAATACATATTTATCAGATTTATCAGATTTATCAGATTTATCAGATTTATTGCTAGTATTATATACAAACTTATATATTTTATTTGTTGTTTTTAATAATACTATCATATTATCTCCAAAATTTTTAATATTAGATAAACCATTACAATTAATTTTCATATCATGTTTTATATTTTCAATATTTGAAAATACACTTTTAGCACCTCCCAAATAATTAACATTTATGGCCTTTTCACTTGTTTCAGACATTTCAAAAATAGCCAAACCTATTTTATTTTGTTCTTCCAAATTCTTGATTATATTATCAGAATCATCTTTATTTAATATATCAATAATTTTTGCATATTTGTCAGGTGGCTTATCTAAAACAACCCAATCTTGTAAAAACCCTTCTACTGTATTTGTATTTGTATCTGTATCTGTATCTTGTTTCTCAAAATACCTCTTAATACGCCCCATTTGTGCATTAAACGCTTCTGTCAAGTCAATGTTAATATTAGGAATTTGTGACCATTTCCACAGTCTTGTTTCATATTGTGGAAAATCTACTAACAAGTGTGAAATGTCTTTTAATTCTGTACATACATTTTGTATACCATCTTTATCCATTACTGGTTCAATTAAATCATGAATTTGTTCACAATATTTATTAAGCACTTTTATTGATTCATCTATTAAATCCATTTTATTCTTATATAATCGCTCAGTTAATTCGTTTGAATTAATTTTAGATGTAATATATTCTGTATTGACTTGATTATTTTTATTGTTTAAATCTGTAGTGTCCCACATTATAGATTTTGGGATAGTAAATGGTTTTGCTATTTTAGGATCTTTTATACTAGCTTCTATTCTTTCATAATAGGCATCAAATGCGATGGCAATTTCTTTCTGAACTGTAAATATATTCAATTCAGAAATATATACATTATACTGTCTTAAACAGCGCAATTCCAGTAAATGTGTGTACAAAATGACATATTCATAAGACTCTACTTCTTTTTCTTTTAGACCTATAAATCTCTTCTCTTGTTCTGTAACAGGAGACTTTTTTGATAAAAAACTGTCTTTAGATGAAATACTATATAAATTATAATCTGATTCATTAGCTTCTATGCGCTGTTTGAATGTGTTTAACATTGTCTCATCATCTAATACTGGTTTGTTGTCTCTTGTTAATGTTGCAATAAATGTATTGTAATTTGTTAGTTCTGTTTGCAAAGTATTAATTTTGGTTTTCGCTTCTGTTGCAAACTCTGTAATAAATTCTGGTAACTTTGCAAAATATACGTTCCATATATCGGCCTGATTCGTAAAACAATGAAACATAATAATTAACATATATATCTCATATTGTGTCATTTCCATAGACATTATTCTGGTATTTGCTGCATACTTTTTCAATTCATTTGCTGAATTAATATTCATATTTGGTTTAGTTGATAGAAATTCTTGTTTAAAATCCGTATCAAACCATTTCATATGTTTTGCATTGTATGCTTTAATATTATTAGCATATATTTGTTGTGTTTGATTTAATGCTGTTTGATTTAATGCTGTTTGATTTAATGTTGTTTGATTTAATGCACTATTTGATAACAATTCAAATGCTTGCAAATCAAAATCTATGCATTTGTTAGCTAGGTCAGTATTGCTCCCCTTTTTATATCCAATCATTTTCACATAATTAGTTTTTATATATTTTAATATAGCAATAACGCTGTCAAAATACGGCTTTTGTTTGTCAAACACCTCTATTAGCGTTTGCGATAACTTGTAAATAGCCGACATATACTTTTTCTTCTGTTCTCTTAAATTTAAAATGAATCCATTTGTTTCATTCTTGTCTCTATTATTTTCAATGTTATCTCGTATTTCATCTTGTAATCTTTTATATTCATCTGATATAGGAGTAAAATCTTCAGCAATTATGTCAAAAAAATCTTGAGTCTTTTCTAACAATGCCTTCTTAGAATCAATATATTCGTTATATAATTGCAGACCATTTGTTTGCGAATTTTGTATAAAATCTTGAAACTGTGCATCATTTAAACCCATTACTAATGAAAATGTGATTGGTTCGCTTGGATTCATTTGAGAATAAGGCGGTTCATAATTAATCGGGTCGTTTTTTGTTAAATCCCCGCCTAATAAATAATCCAAAAAGGCCGGCAATGCTCTTAATTGTTCTTTATCTTTTACAAATTGTTTCATTTCTTCGCCTTCTTCTCTACTTCTAATAGGTTGGTTTTGTTGTTGTTGCTGTATTTCTTGTTCATTCTTTTGCTTTATACCTCTTGCTGACGCATTACCATATCTTAATGACTCGTCTAATGCTGCCAATTCTTGTTCAGCATCATCTTCTACATTTTTATTATCGCCACTTACTCCAATTAATTGGTCAATAGGTTTTTTATCAGTTTCCCATTCTCCTTTATTATAATGATAGTCAATGATTGTATATGGTTTGCCATTAATATAGAAAACGTTATTTTTTTTGAATAATGTGTTTACTGTTAAATCTATATTTGTATCAATGATGCCATCTGTCTTCGCTTCTATATATGTCCGCTCTTTTTGCATACTAGTGAAACTACTTAGAATCCGATTTATCATTGTTTCAAATTCATTAAATATAAAAAATTGTGTTAATACTGTTTCTTTTGGAACATTATATGGTAAATCTTTGATACCTCGTGTAGTATATTCTACCAATGGATTTATAAATACTTTATTACTTTTTACATTTGGAACTAACATCTGTGGCATAAAATTAATTTTATAAAAGTTTGGGATACGGGTTTTAATGTAAAATATAATGGAGTCTGGAATCTTTTCCTTTTTATCAGATACTTTAGTATTAATTGTTGGTGTTGGAGTTGGATTAATTGGATTAATTGGAGTTGTTATATTTGTTGTTGTATTAATTGGTGTTGTATTAATTGGTGTTGGTGTTGTATTAATTGGTGTTGGTGTTGTATTAATTGGTGTTGTTGTTGTTATATTTGTTGTTGTATTAATTGGTGTTGTATTATTTGTATTATTTGTATTATTTGTTGGAGTTGGTGTATCATTTATTGGTGTTGGTGTATTATTAATATCTATTTTATCCATATTTATAATACTTATATATTTTTAAATTATAGTTTAGTGTAAATTTGAATAATTTTCAACCATATAATCATTAAACGCTAAAAATGACTTTTGCTGGTCTTTTTTTGTCTTATCTTTCTTTGCCTTTTCTAAAATAGCTATAGCTGAAGTTATTTCCGTTTCTGATATAACGCCATCTGCATTTGTATCTATAATCTTATTTAACAGTTTATATTTTTCAGGCACAACGCAATAAGGACTTTCTTCATTAAATAAATGGTCTGATAATACTGTAAATACCGCAGTTAAAACTAGTGCTGTATAAATGTCACGAGTACCCATCCATGCCATTGCAAAAACTAATATTTGTTTAGTAACATTCATTTTTAAATATTCCTCGGTAGATTTACTAAATTGTATTGATATAAATTTTGAACCAATGTTTAATAAAATCATTACAATACCAGCAAAAAACTTACTGTTATTTAGAAATAGTACATGATTGTGTATAAAACTTAATCCTTCTGAAAATATATTAATCATTATTATATTAAATTAATATAATAAAATATACATTAAGAATAATCTACTAAAATATATAAATATATAAATATTTAGAATATATATTTTTATACAGACGAACACATACTAGTAAATGCTTCTTTAGTAGTAGAAGGCTCTACTTCATCAGAACTAAAATCATTTTTGCTTACAGGCATAGAATTTGCTGGTTTTGACTGTAACGTGGATTCCATTGCCACCTTATCTACACCATCTGTTGATGTAGAAGCTGTTTCTTTCTTTAATTTATCTTTTATATCATCTGTATTTGCATTTGCATCTGTAGTTGTAGTTACAACATTTACAGTATCTGGTTTAGCATCTACTGGTTTAGCATCTACTGGCATATTTTCTAGTCCTTCAAACATATACATATTTGTCGCAATAATTATACATAAAGCGACCAATAATCCTAAAGTAACATTATTCATAGAAAATAATATTAATAAAGCAATTAATACAACTCTTCCTAAAATGTTATTATACATATTATGTATTGCTCTAGGATTAACTATTAAAACTACAACTAACATTACAAATAAAAATCCAAGTCCGTGCATTTTGCTTAGCGCCATTCTATATAAAATAATGAATATATTATATTTTTGCATATTATATTTTTGCATATTGTATTTGTTCTATTAAATAATTATCTTAATTTTTATTAAGAGAATGTCTTTAGCAATGACCGCCCAATCAATAGAAAATTCAGATTACAATAATAATGATAATAAAAATTGTATAAATGATAGAAAAAGACATACAAATAATAAAACTCAAAAGCGAATGCCGGCATCATTTAACGATATAGATCATTCAAAGGTGCAAAATGTGCTTAATTCTATTCACAAAAATTTGTCTGATGATATTGACAATAATCTAGGAGATTATAATCCTAGAAATAATTCTTCTACACCAGTTAATTCTTCTTATGCGCCAATTAATCCGTTAGCTCCGCCGGCGTCTATGAGACAAAGACAAGAACCTGAACAAAAGGAAGGAAATAAAGAAGGTATGAGCAATTATGATTATAACACAGACGACGTTGACAATTATAGCAATAAATTTGTGCCTCAGCCTGTTCAAAATGACAATATGGATTTGCAAGATTTACAAGGAGTCTATATGAATAATGAACAGGTAAAACGATATTATAAGAATTTAGTGCCTAATTTACCTACAATGAATAAGACAAACACCGATAACAGAACGAATACAAATACAAATTTAGACACGAATAATGTTCTTATTGATAAGCTCAATTATATGATTAATTTATTGGAAGAACAACAAGATGAACGAACTAACAATGTAACTGAGGAAGTGATATTATATTCGTTTTTAGGCGTATTTATTATATTTGTAGTTGATGGGTTTGCTCGTGTTACCAGGTATACTAGATAAAATACTAAATTAATTAATTATAAATGTCCTATTCGGATTAAATGGGCTGCGAGCAAAATTATAAAAGAAGTATGCTGTAGGAGAACTACATATTGGTTGGGTTTTTAATTTGATATCATCTATAATACAGTTATTATCGCTAATATCTTCTATTGACAAATATTGGTACCCTGGATTATCTAGTAGTATCGCCCATAATGCATTTTTGAATCCCTTTATAAATACACTGATTGGATTATTTTGCGAGTTCATTGAAGCGACTAGTAGCAATAATTCCTTACCTTTTTCTATATTTGTACATGTTTTTTTAAATATATATATGGCATCAATTTCCATATCAGTTAATAACATATATATATACATATTTTTACTCTTAACCAGACTTAGTAAATTGCTTATTTCAGGGATGATAGTAATATCCCAATGTGTATGTGTATTTATAAAATTATACAAATAATACATGTTTTGACTATCACCAACTAACAAAGTTGTTTTTGAATGCAATTGGTCTGGAGGTTTTATCCAATTCTTCATATCAAATACAGCAGTTTGATAGACTGTCAGAGGTACTATCCCTGTTAGTTCACCTTCTCTTTTAAACAAACTAACACTAATATTCTGATTCATATGACTCTGATTATACTCATGTGTTTGTATCAATTGTGGGGCAATATTCTTCTTTCTGAATCCCTTTTTCACGCATAAATAGTCTACATAATAGACGTCAAATTTTACTAGGTTTGGACTATTTGTTTTATAAATCGTGACGGTCAATGGTCTACTAGTGATTGCACCTATTAACATTTTTGCATCAATTGTGCTGCCAGTTTTGACATCTAACAAGACATTTGGTTGCCAGAAAAATGTGAAAAATGTTGCTGAATTATGACCTTCAAAATAGGGCATTATGTTTTCCTTTTCTGGTATAAATGTATTATCTTTGTTTCTCAAATAGTTAAGTTGAACTAGGTCTGTGAAATCTCTTAACTTAATATCTGACACTTTATCGGCCGAAATTGTTTCTATATCTTTGAAATTTGTGTAACGGTTTTTTTCTGGCAATTCGTGTCTAATTATACCTACATTGAAGAACCAGTAATATATGTCGTAAAAATGGTAAACTGGTTGAACCGCCCAGAACCGGTATTTAATGCGGATACAAATGAAACATAGTATTATTAATAGTATTATTGTTCCGATAACATATAAAAGCATATAATAATCGTTTTTATATTTTTATATATTTTTACACTTATTTCCTTATTTTTATATTGGTATTTTTATTGGGTTAAATATTTAAAAAAACAATTTAAAAATGACTTGATATATCTATTTATCTATATATTATGTATTCATCTATTGACAATTTAGTGTACCAATGCGGACAAACGTTTATTGTAGATTTACTACCCAGTTTATTTACAAAAATAGATACGAGTTCGGCTGAAGAGAAAGAAGCTATAATGGATTTTGATTATAATGGTTCATTACTTTCTACATATAATGATATTGCTAATTATGCAGAACATCATCTCAAAGATACTAATGTTAAACTAATATTTGACACTATGTATGATTTAACGACTGTTATAAATTTATGTAATGAGTGTAAAACTAACTCTACAATTGATATTGAGACAGTTGATTATATTGTTATTAGTAATTTGGGACATTTTAATGTCCGTTGTAAAAATGTGAATTCGGTTAATAACCAGTTTGGAAAGGCATTGTATTTGGATATGCAGTCAGTTCGTATTGCATTAATTGATGAACAAACCAGACGAACATGGAACAGATATTCTAAGATGTTCAGAAATGGTGCTAAAATCTTCTGCGGATATTTCATATTTAGATATTTTTTGAATTTTACAGATTTTACTAGTGTAAAACGACTTATTACGATGTAAATATCTATAAAAATCTATAAAACAAAAAAATCTACAAAATATAATTGAAAATTATTTATATAAAGTTTTTATATATAAATAATAAATAATAAATGAAAATAGGACATCTTTCAAAAACTGAATTGAAACAGTTACTTACACAGACTCAAGCACAAATTAAAATTATTGATGATAAATCAATATATTCATTTAGTTATTATTATTATAACGATGAAGAAAATAGAGCAATACTTGTTGCTCAAATGACTGCAATAGAATTAGAAATTATCTACAGAGATGATGATGATAAATTTGAAAAATATAAATGTATGAAAAACAGAGACCCGTTAAAATATTATAAATTCTAATACTTAAGTGAATTCTTCTCAATTGCAACGGCCTTTGTAACATTCTTTACGATTTTCTCAATATTATCCTTTTGTTCTTCTATTGTACCACCTGACATTGAGTTCATTACAATTTTATTATATTTCACATTTTGTTTTGTCCTTGGGTCCTGACACCCTGGATTCTCTTTCACCCATTCATTAATTTGTCTTATATTTTTAAATGCAACTTGTTTAATAGCTTTTTTAAGCGACGGTTTATCATCAGGTTCCTTTGTCCAACAATTATTTTCTTTTATGTATAATGTTTCTCTTTTCAAATCACTGCAATGTATAGGTCTTAAACAAGTTTCCAAATTATTAAAATTTTTCAATAAAATCTTGGAAATGCCATCAGCATAATCAACGTGAGCAAAATTCTCCAGGTCTGACAATTGTATTTTTATTGTATCAACAAATTCACTCATATTCATTGCATCTTTACATTTATCATTCAGAAATACCTGTAAATTAAATGTATTATTATTATTACTATTACTATTACAAATTGTATTATTTGTGTTATTTATAGAATCTTTCTTGATTAACTCCATAATTAAATTTTTGAACTCTTTATTCTCATTAATCAGATACTCTATCATGTTATCTTTTTTAAAAATATCTTGATTAGATTCTATATTTGTATTTGTATTTGTATTTGTATTTGTATTTGTATTTGTATTTGTAGTTTGTCCGTCACAAATTTCTACTACACATTTCTTTTTATGTAACCATATACCATTATGAGAATCATATTGTTTTGAACATTTATTGCACATATATTTCTTGCTACTTTTTATATCACTTAAAGCATCATTTTGATCACCAACTACCATTTTTTGATGTTTTGCAGTCAATACATGTTTATCATAATTATATTGTTTGCTGGTATTATAATCACATTTTTCACAAGTAAAATATTTTGCTACTTTTGCTACATTTCCTACTTTTTCGTTCACTGACATTCACTAAAGTAGCAAAAGAAAATAATTTTCTCAAAATAATGTAAAAAATTAGCATCACAACATTTCTCAATGTAAAAACACATTTGTGATGCATATGCTAAGAAATCCAAAAAAAACCGTGTTTTTCAAGACTTTATTTGGTTTCTCAAAAATGGACATTTATAAATGTCCAATTTTCGTTTCCCTTTTTACTTTTGGGTATTTTTTTCTTCACTTTTCAAAAAATAAAAATGAAATATATTATAACAATATAATAATAATATAATAATATATATAAGAAATGGGACGATTCTATAATGGAAATATTAATGGCAAATTTTGGTTTGGAGTGCAAAGCAGTGACGATATTAGTAACCTAATAAATTTAAATTATAAAGAAGTGTTTCAATGGTTTGGTTGTAATTGTACATTACAAGACGAAGACGAATTCCAAAATGAATACTGTGATATATGCTATAATAGTAAGGATGAATTCATGGCAGATGCAATTTACGAAATGTCTGAGTCTGATGTAAAACCATATTATACTGTAGAACAAATAACATATGACATAACTGCGGCCGAACATTTGCAACAACTTGAAGTATCATTGTCAAAACTAGAACAAAAAATACATAAATCAATAATAGATGCTTTTAAGGAAATTACAGAAGATACAAGTGATGCATTTAATGGTGTATTTGAAAATGTATTTAAGATATATGATGAACTCAGAACAACAAACTTACAAGAAATAGAAATAGAAATAGAAGAAGAAGAAGAAAGCGTATTAGAAGAAGAAGCAGAAGAAGCAGAAGAAGAAGAAGAAGAAGAAGAAGAAGCAGAAGCAGAAGCAGAAGAAGAATTGGTTGCAAGATACACATTAGGATTCCAAATCAAGCAATGTTTGATACAAAACGGGACTTGTTATGTATGTTGTGACTTATAAATTTTATTGAATGACTCTTTCTCTAATATAAAGACATAATTGATTCACATTTCCAAACATTTCGCTTATTTTAATGTTACCTGATATTCTTATAGGGTTGGCAAGTTCAGACAATGGCAGACCAGATTCTACTATATCAAACTGTTCCAATTCAAAATCAACAGCAACATATGGTTTAATAAACTCCACTAGTTGCTGTGTTGTCCAATCAGGACAAACTGTATAGAACTTAATATTTGTTGTAAACACTTTTTTGAACCGGATTGTTACTGAATTAAAATATTGCCCATTATTAAACTCCGGGTTTAATTCCTGTCTACTACTACTATTGGATTGAATTGAATTCATTTTATTTAATTAGATTTATTTAATTAAATTAGATCTGGTATTGGTATTTTATAATTGATTGAATTATAAGTATGTTATAATTCAATTTTTTATTGTTTTCTTGCTTTCTTCTAATTCGGTTTAATAAAAAAATACAAATATTGGTATTCATATTGCACTTGTAATAAATCAACTTTGCTGTCAAGAATAAACCCCACTTGTTGTACTTCATTCACAATTGTATCTAATTTCGGCATATACATAATATGTTCATTTTTGCGCACCTTACCGTCAGCATCACTCTTGAATTTTTCAACAAAGTTGGCTACACCTGTGCTTTCATTAAGTTTGAAATCGGCGCTATATGATAAATCATTAAACTTAACCTTTGTAGATGTAATGCGCTTTTCTGCATAACGTTGTGGCGAAACGTATAACAGTGGGTTGCCAGGGGGTAAAATCGGGTCAAAATGATCTCTATCAACCAAATGCAGAATTAAATATCCACCCGGTTTAAGCCATTTCATACAATTTTGAAAGAATTGCATTTTATCTTCAATATAATAGATAGTGAAATACATGCACATAATATGCGTAAACATATTAGGGCCGAATTCACCCGAGTTTGTTGCATCGGCAACTTCAAATTTATATTGTGGAAAATCTTTTGTTGCCTTATCAACCATAGATGGTGAAATATCAATACCTAAAACATCTAATCCTTGGGAAGACAATTCGGCTACATGATGTCCTGTTCCTGATCCTACATCTAAAATTCGGCTATGACTGCTAGGCGTTGTCTTATTAACAATTTCACCAACTTCATATTCGTTCTTTTGAGTGCTAAATACTAAATAGTCATAAATGTCGGCGTAAAAATCATCATAAACATCATTCCCAGATTTTAATAAAAACTGGCCAGATTGTTCAAAACCTTCTTTCATTTTATTAAATCCATTCAATAAAAACATACATATTATCAATAATGATGAGAAAAATAACACTTTACCCCACACTGAAAATTTGCTATATGTGTCTGTTAATAATCTTAGTTGTCTGTCTATAATATTGGTCATATATAATTTATATATTATAATATATCAATAAGTTTAATAGCCGTTTTTATACCTTTAACACTATTCCCATATTTATTTAATGGCGGTGAAATAATCCCAATTCCCATTTTTCCTGGAATAACACATAACAAAACTCCACCTACGCCGCTTTTTGCATGCATACCGTACTTCTTCATCCAATCATCAGTCTCGTTATATAAACCATTTAATTCCATATGGTCCAATATATATTTCACGTTTTTTTTAGAAATAAGTTTGCTGTTTGTTTTTGGATTTATTCCACCATTTGCTAAAGTTGCTGCCATTATTGCAATATCAGTGCTTTTAACCATAACTGAACATTGTTGCGTATATATATCAACACATGTTTCAACATCACCATAAAATTTTCCATATGATTTTAATAAGTAGGCAATTGCTAAATTATGTTCTGAATGCAATAATTCAGATTTATATATTTTGTTGCTCACATATAATTTTCTGCCAGCAAATTCACTCATATTGTCTATTATATTTTTAGCAAATTTGCGCTTATCCTTTTCATATAATAAACTAGTTGTAGCCATTGCACCGCCATTGTCAAAAGAGTTGATTGTATGATTTGTTATTCTATCTACTGAACAAATTGAATTAAATGCTTCGTTTGATTTGTTTTCACCAATTTTCTTTTGTACAAATGGTATACCAAATTCGTCTAATGCTAAAGCTAATGTAAATATTTTTGAACAAGATTCAATTGCAAATTCGTGATTATAATCGCCAATATTAAACATTTGACCATCTACAGTATAAATAGATATAGCATATAAATCTGAATCAACTTTAGATAGCTCTGGAATATAATCTGCATTTTTACCCCCTTTTGTATTTTTAAATTTATTGTAAATCTTTTCAATTTCTTGGATATTAATCATATAATATTAAAAATATAAAAATATTTTTCATTTATTATCTAATGTCTAAATTCTAGGTAGGGTTCATAACTAGTTATTTTTTTCTATAGTATAACAAACTATGGATGAAAATGAAATTAACGATGTTAGAGAACAAAGGCACTTCAAAGGAATCACCTTCTCTGAATTCAAAAAAACGGATGCAAAAAACGAACTACTAACAAGTTTATATAAATCCAAAATAGAACCAGCGTGTTTTTGGAGCGCCGAGCTCATATGTGCAGGACATTATGCCGACCTATGGGACACTATTATTGGATTTTATACAAAACATATTCATATTGGCAATCCAAAATTAATCACCTATTTGGATTTAAGAATAACCAATTTCAAAGACATAATTAGTAATGGATATATAGACCAAGAATTAAGATTAAGGAATAGTGACAAAATGCGCAAACTATTTTGTGAAGTCATGTGTGTCTTATGTGAAGCAAAACGGCGCCATTGTTACGCCGAGGTAAAAGTAAAAAAAGAGGATTTTGATTTGACCCATATGACTGAGAGATTTAAAGCGCCTAATGTCAAATTTGCAGAAGATATATTTTTAAAAGATGATCCAAAAGAGTTATTTATTGCGGCAAACGAGTTTGCATTTAATTTATCAGAAACAGGTAAAAACTGTGTTAATGCGTGTTATTGGATGGAATGGATAATGGAGTTTGAGAATATATGCAAACAGAAAAAGGAGAAATTTAAATGTGAGCGCAGAGTATTCGCTGATGTTGACCCAAAATGTCAAATGGATATAATATGGATTATATGGGATATTTTTCTTGAAGAGGCGGCAAAACGCAATACATTGGTTCAAAGAATAGTTAATAGTGCGCTAAATATATTTTGTTTAAGATACAGAACTGGATGTCATAAGAAGCGCCGTCTAATAATGTATTTTATTATAGAAGTGTTTACCGAGCCATTTTCAACCGAAGAGGAAATTGTTAAAGATAAGGCAAAAATATTGGTCATAACGCGAAATATAGATAAGATTTATAAACAGATTAAGAAAAATGAGCATTCACCTGGGACCGATTATTTATATCAGAATACAAAGGCATCTAATTTAGAAAAGACAATTGAGAAACTAGAAAAGATGAATAGTCTTGGGGAGGCATATATTCCTAGAATTTAGATCTTCAAAAGTGAATATTTATATTTATATACTATATAAATGCGTAATACAAGAGCAAACAAGTCAAACAAAAATAATTCTACAAGACGATTACATAAAAGTAGCAGTAAAAACACATATTCGCATCAACATATTGTATCAATGTTCCTACAAATGTTGAACACCGTGAAATTGTATCACTGGAAAACCACCAGTTTTGCTCAACACAAGGCAACAGATGAATTATATTCAGAGTTAAATGACTCAATTGACACTTTTGTTGAAACAATGTTAGGCAAGACAGGTTCACGAGTGAATTTAACAGGAACCAAGAGTATTCCTTTATTAGATTACACTGATGTATCTGGCTTCAAAAAGGAGGTAGAACATTATAAGACATTTTTAATTAGTATGGGAAGTGATTCAAATCTCAGTTCAAATATTAATACAGATTTGTTAAATATTCGCGACGAGATTTTAGGACATTTAAATCAATTCACATATTTGTTGACATTTAAATAACTACCTGTAATAACCCTTCAATAACCTTCATTAAATTAAGAATCGTTATTATCATAAAATTTATTATATTTTTTTATTATAATGAGCACATTAACCGCAAGCAATAAAGACTTGACAAGTTCTTTAACTGATATGTTTTCTAGTAAACCAAGTTCTCCAAGTCCAAGTTCATATGAACCAGGTCCTGCATTTAGTAGTAATAATAATAATATCAACGGAGATTTAGATACTGGGTTCTTCGCAAGCATTACATGGCAAACATGGTTAATCATCGTATTAATTCTAGCACTTTTAGGAATCAATGTGTTCGTTTATTTAGCAAAAGGAACCGGTACTATAGCTAATATTATTAACAAATATTTTAGTCCATTATTAAAACTATTTGGATTCGGTGTTTTGGAAACAACCAAGCAAACAATATCAACTAGTGCAACTGGTACTAAAGCAGGTGTAGATGTAGTAGCTAATACAGTAACTGGATCAATTGATGCTGTAGAAGGCACTGCTACAACTTTTACTGGCCAGCAAGCAGCAAGTTCACAAAAGGGATCTATGTCGGTTTCAAATGGTGGTGGAAATGAAACAATACAAGATAGTCTAGATAGCACTTTGAATGATATGTCAAAGACTCAAGAGCCTCAACCAGAGGATTCATTAAGCACATATGGAAAAGCCGGATGGTGTTACATTGGCGAAGACCATGGAACCAGAACGTGCTCGGAAGTTGGTGTAAATGACAGATGCATGAGTGGAAATATTTTCCCTAGTCAAACAATTTGCATGAATCCTAGTTTGAGAGCTTAGGAAGAGAAAGAGAAAGAGAAATAATACTAACAAGATTTAAATTTAGTATTATTTTACACCTTATAGATAAGAAAAACTATTTACAAATATATTTATTCCCAATTAGAAGCATTAATACTTGCAAATTGAGGCACCAAATATGTCAACTTATATGCTTGAAACATTGCAATATTTTTGGGGTAAACTACTGACATATTACTATACATCTTATGCATATTCATAAATATAAAATTGGTGGAAGGGCCATTATTTGAAAATGTGAATTGAGTAGTGCCAGTTTTAAGGCGAATATTTAATGATTCGGCTACAAATTTAACATCATTTTGAGCAGCAGTCGAAGCTGTGTTAATAGCAATATATAAAATCTCATCGGTTAAATTAACTATTTGTTCGTTAATAGCAGCCAGCGGCACATTTGTATTCTTATTTGCACCATTTTCAGTGCAAATACTAACACATTTTAATCCAGTCACATTATAGTTATTCATTGGATTCGTATTTGTATATAAACAATATGGTTTGTTGCAAGATAATGATGGCAAATCAACCGCAAACATAAAGTTAATTTTAGCTCCAGCCCATCCAGCATAGTTATTTGATCCAACCTTTGGCTTTGTGAATATAGTCAAAAAAGGCATAGAGTTACTACTACCAATAAATGCATTTAAATACATATTTTGTATATCACCAACAGTCATATTGGAACCATTAGTAGGTAGATACCAATTAGCCTTACTACTAGCAATCATATTTTGGAAGAACCAACCATCATTAGATGTTGCAATTCCAGATGGAATGGGCAAAGGAGAGCATTCATCGGCCCATACAGACGGTAAACATGCTACAGGAACGGTATTGTATGCTTGTGCAACAACTGTACTAACAGACGTCACTATTTCAGATGATCTATCAACCAATCCATCATATTTATCATTAATATTTTGTAGAGCCACAACTGTGTCACTATGACCAGCCATAGCATCAACTAATTTATACACATTGTTAAAATTATCAATAATTGTAGCATCAACTCCCAACAAAGTATTGATTCTTTCAGTTTGATTCCAAAGTTGAGTATCAACATACTCTTGTGTTGTTAAATATTTAGAAGTAGATGATATTTTTGATGGTTTTGCTGTTGTTATTGTGGTTGTTGATATATCAGTAGCAGATGCAGGCAATACATATGAACTATATACAACATCTGATGTAGCATGGCCATCCGCATTATAAACATTGAACTTATTATTTATACTCAAATCCCCAAGTCCACTAATAGAACCTTTAGTTACTAGAGCACCATCAGTATGTGAAACTGTAAATTGGGTACCATTAATAGCTAAATCTCCGTTAAATGCAACATTACCTGAAGAAGCTTGAACTGTAAATTTATCAGTATTAATTTTTAAATCACCAAGACCGTTAAATGTGCCTTTAGATGCAACGTTTCCTGAATAAGCATTAACTGTAAATTTATCAGTGTTAATAGCTAAATCTCCAAGGCCATTAAATGTTCCTTTTGACACAATAGAACCATCAGTATGTGAAACTGTAAATTTGTCAACATTGATAGCTAAATCTCCAACAAAATCAACTGCGCCAGTAGAAGCAGTAACAGCAAATTTTCCAGCACCAATATTTAAGTTATTAATAGCACTAATTGTTCCATCATTTCCAAGGACAATATTTGAACCACCAATGGATACACTGCCTGTAGATGTAATAACACCATTATTTGTCAATGAACCACTTACAACGGCGCCACCTATTGATGAAACATAAAACGCAGAACCAATTGACAAATCATCACTAGCAATAATTCTTCCACTATCAGAAACTGAAAATACATTAACAGTATCAGAGGCATTATGTTTAACATTAATAGATGTTGAATTTAACGAGCTAACTGTTGAGATTAATCCAGCGGCGTTAATATATCCACTTGTGTTTAAATCACCAGATGCATCAATTGTTAACGCAGATGACCCAGATTCAGACGAAATATTTAATCCTACAGAATTAAGTGTTGAATCACTATGTAACGCCAAATTACCGATATTAACACCTCCTGTAGAGGTGTTTTGAATATTGAAATTTTTACCAAACGATACATTCAAATCAGCTTGAACTGTTTGGTTTGGAAGAATGCTAGTTAACTGAGGAAGAGGAGAGGGTGGCATATTATAATATCTACTAATATATTAAAATTTGCAAAAAAAATAACTATAACTATATAATTTAACTTATTTTTGCAAAAATAATAACAGTGTCGCCTTTTTTAATATATATAAAATCTGTATATGAATTTATTGGCACAAATATGTTATAAGAACCATTTGGATAATACATTTGATTGTATATTTTATAATCAGATTGTATTGCCAATAATTCATTTGTTCTATTAAATAATAATATATTTGCAAAATTTGAGACAAATATTGGCATTTCAAAGTAACCAATATCAGGAACTGTTTCAATTACTTCAATCTGTATATTTGGTTTTGTTGGTGTTGTTGTTGTTGTTGTTGTTGTTGTTGTTGTTGGTGGGATATAAGTTATAGGATTTGCAACAGTTTTAATTACAGGAGTCGTTTTGACAGTAGTAGTACTTTTTGATGATACACTATTAGGATTATTTTGAGAACAAGGGTCTTGAAAATATAGTAATAACATAGATGATCCACCATCACCACCTAACCCACGAAGTTGTATTCCGCTTGTAGTATATGGTCCAGCACCGCCACCTCCACCACCACCTCCATACCCTCCTTGACTAATATTAAATGATGAACCTCCATTACCACCATTAGCTCCAACAAGACCACTGAAACCATTAACTCCTGTTCCTCCACTAGTACTTCCTGTTCCTCCACCTCCACCACCACCTCCACCATTATATCCAGCATGATTAGTTACACCATCATTTCCACCTCCACCTCCTCCACCACCACCACCAAATAGCATATTTGATTGGAGACCATCTCCTAAAAATTTAATAAAATTTCCTACATTACCATTTGTGCCAATAAAAACACTGCCCCCATCTGTGCCATATGTTATTGTTGAAATGTGGTTTACACCATATGATTCACCTCCTACACCAAATTCTCCTGAAATAGAACTAGACGCAGATAATATACTAGTAACAGAATTTAAAGTCATATTAACAGCACCTCTATTTATAAATTGTCCACTTGTTGCAGTAATATTAAAAAGTGAACTATTAATTGAATTTCTAAATATTGTATTAGAATTACTAGCAGGAATAGTAATAGAATAATTATTTGTTGGGAAATCTGCAATAAGACCATTATAACATCCTCCGGCACCTGAACCGACGCCTCCTTGTGAATAATAGGCAGCAGAGTACCCTGATTGTCCAGTACTGCCTGGTCCAACTATCATATAATATAAATTAGGAATAGTACCACTGGTTAGATTAAAATAATATGAACTACTAATATTATTGAATAAAATATATGTAAATCCATTTGGTGTTGTAGAGCTAGTCAATGGATTATAATTAGTTATTACACCATTAGTTGTATATTTAATCGGTATATATGTCAAGTCAACAATATTTGACGCATCAGAGACAATTAGTCCATTTAAAGCTACCACATAAAACTGTGCAATAGAGTTATCATTATAAATATCTATATTATATGTAGTTGTAAATACATTTGTAAGAAATTGTCCATTTTTATAAATATTATAGCTTGTTACAGGTAAACAATCATACAATGTATACCATGATAATGTAGCAATATTACAGTTTACTGTTATTTCCAGGATTGGCGTAGTAGGTCTTACCGCGCTCAATAATGTCGCGTTTACAGGCCACTTATCAGTGCTATTTGTCATAACATATCTCTGTCTAGGATACCAAGTTGGATTACCATCATTCCAACATAGGTCTTGAATTGTTCCAGGAACATTGGAGTCGGTTGTAGGATGACAATTATCCAATTTAATAGGGGTAATAATTTCCCCTGTGCATAAATTCTGTCTAGATCCGCAAACAAGGTTACCAAAATCTTGAATGACAATTGGTTCAATAACTGGCACAGGGACAAGTGGTATATTAGTACCTGAACTAGCTGGGTTTGGTGGTATAGGAGGTGGAACTATGGGATTAGTTGTACCACTTTTATTTGCAGGCACCATATAATTTATTGGTGTCAATTGTGCAGGACATGTTACAGGCAATCCTATTTCAATGCCAGATAATGTAACATTAGTTGATCCGACTCGCAGCAAACTTTGCGTATTTGGATTCGTATATCCACGAGTAGATTGTGATGCCCAAGTTGTTGTCCGATTAGTCCATTTTCCCTTTGCTATAAGTGAATATCTTTGGTTTTTGGTTAGATTACTGCTATTTTTCTTATATTGTAATACATTACCTTTATTTATCATAGCAATTTTAGCACCAAGTTCTTGAAAAGGAATAACTATGTTAGTATATGGAATTGTTACGGTTGTATTTATATTTGTATCGTCGTTTGTATTTGTAAGCGAACAATTATTTTGAACCCTAGACCACACCCTTGGTGGCTGTGGATTATAACATTTACCATTAAAACAATACATCTTAATATATTAGATTATATAAAATATTAAGATATTACCTTTTTCTTATCTCTTATCTTGTCTTATCTCTTATCTCTTATCTTACCTAAGGATTAAATTGGTCTTTAGACCCAAAAAAGAACCACCTCAATGACAAATAATTAGGGTTACCCATATTCATTGCATCAGAACCAGAACTGATCATTTTAGTATTTGGGCCAGCTACAATCATTTTGGAGATTTCACTGGAACTCAATGCATAATTGTAATACCATAAATTAGATACATAACCAGAAAACCCGCCATTCATTCCGATATATATATTTCCATAGTTTTGTTTTGGCACACCATGTAATTCATGACTTTTGGTAATAGTACCGTTAATATAAACATCTAAAGTAGTATTTTGGCAACGAATTATAACATTTACCCATTTATTCATAGGAATATTAGGGATAGTAATTTCTTCATTAATTACATTAAATGTATTCATAAAAACTACTAAAGTGTTTGAATTTGGAGCAATATATAGTCCAGGAGCATTATTTGGGAAATTAAGTCCTACCGGTCCATCTATGTTATCAGTAAAATCATTTCCTTTGTAAAATACACATCTATATTGACCTGAATTATATGTCAGGTCGTCAATGTAAACCCAGGTAGACCATGTAAATTCAATACCATCGCTAGCATTTGCAGAACGTGAAACAGTATTGGCGCCAATTGAACTAGGGTCTTGTGGAATAATCATTAAATGTCTTGCATCAACCATCCCATCTATTAATTTAGGCGTATCATTTGGTCCATAAAAGTATCCTAAAACTGCAATACCGATGCGCAATAATACAATAAATCCAAAAAGGACAAGAAGTAAAAATGCAACCTTGGCTACTAAACTATTTGATGTTAAAAAATCACTAGATCCATTCACATAATTATTTGAAGAAAATTTATTAAATGTATTAGGTCCCATACCTAAATTAGAACCAGAACTAGAACTAGAACTAGAACTAAAACCTTGTCCCATATTATTTCCATTATTTCCATTCATCTTATATATATATTACAAAAGAAAATGGTTTTTTTATTTTTATCAGTAATTCTAAACACTAAAACTACTATTTTCTGTGCCATCTTCCATTAAAGCTACCTTAACTGTATATTTACCAAATAAACTTGATAACATACTAGAACCGCCATATCCTGCTTCATAAATATTCCACGCCTTTTGTGGATCACAAGAATCAGCCCAATATTGAAATTTTGAAGTCCAACCAGAAAATCCACCATTTGGTGTTATAAAAACAGGTGCATTTGCATCAATCTTTCCAACGCCTGGTAATACACATGTTCTTACTAATTTACCATCAATATAAATATCCATAGATCTTCCATAAACACTAACTAACAAATTAACCCATTTTTGAATAGGCGCATTAGCTACAGAGCAGCTATGAACAACTGAGCTTGTTTTAGTAGCTGTACTTGCACTTGAACTTGGCACTCTATCTTGACCAGGAAAAACTGTCAATGATACAGTAATATTATTTTCAAGAGCACCTAAAATAACAGATGGGCAAGGTTCTAATGTTTTATTAGAACCAGAACCAGAACCAGTAATCATTCTACCAAATACATACTTGTCTTCACCATAACGATAATTCCAGTCATCAACATAAAACCAAATTGAATATGTAAAATTACTAGAATTTCCTGAAGAAGAAGACGCTTCTAAACTAGTTGCATCTACTTTTTGCATAGTTTTAGCAGATGATAATCCAGATAATGTAGTCAAATCTTTTGAGATATAACTTACAACAACGACTAATAATACTACAACAATCACAAACAATAATACATTTTTGGCTTCCATTATATTTATATTATATATCTAGAAATTACTTTTTTCATATATTCTTTAATTCATTCTTTACATTCATTCTTTAAACCAACTCGGTGATTTTTTGTATTATATTTGTGCCTGAATCAGGAATAATTGGTGGATTCGTGTCTTTTAATGAATTATACAATGTATGGACTTGCATATAATCAATTGGTTTATCAAAATAAACTAGATTTGCTATATTACCACTAATACCTTGTTCAGACCCAACTGTTAACATATCAAATTTCATATAAGGTACAACTTCTATTGCAGATTTAACTAATTCTCCATTGTAAAATACATCTAAAGTTCCTCCATTATAATTAATAATAATATTGTTCCATTTTTGTAACAATACATTAGGTTTTTTATATATTATACGATTCCCCATGTTATCCAATTCTAATGCAATAGGCATTGCCTTAGCTTCTTCTATTTTATTTTGTATATCTGAAATAGCAAAACCTTCCTTCATCTTTACATTTTGTAATGCTATTCTACTATCTCCATCATTTTTCACAGTAATCAAAATAGTATTATTTACAGCGTCATATTTTACACAAGGATTTTCACCATACGACAATAGATTGGATACTTTGTTATAAGCAACACTTGTACTAGGGGGAAATGCGTCTAAATAAACCCAAAATGATATTGCATATTGATAGTTATATTTATCCGCCGAATTTTGTAAATCAGAATTGTCATTTGCAGTTGCATTTGTATTTGCATTCGCGTTCAATTCTTGATAAGATGCAACGCTTGTCAGCTTTTCTGTAGACACAGGGTCGTTTATCCACGATTTACCCCCTTGACCATAATATTTTGTTGAAATATATGGGTAAAGGTAGAATTTGGTTATGAAGAACCCGGAAAATATACCAAGAGCAAATAATAATAAGGTTACTTCGGTTTGCTTGGTTTGTTTATATTGTCCAGTAATAAAATCTACTATATTAACTAACAAACAAGGGATATACAAAATAGTATTCAATATCAATTTGAAAATAGGATTATTCGCTAAATATCCGCCAGAGTTAACTAGCTTCCAAATAATACCGAGCATTCCAATAAGCATAACAAGATTTAAAATATTACTGGAGGAATATGCGTCTTGATTAAATGTTCCTAGCCACGATAATATACCATATATTAAGAATCCCGAAATGCCTAATGCTCCTAATATATAGAAGGACCGCATAAATGTTGCTAATGTAGGTGATTGACTAAATAGACCTTCTTTTGACGGATGTGTGAAAAAATAATGGTATAAAAATATCATTAGGAAAATCATCAGACCAATAGATACTGTAAAGAATGTAGAAACACCAATATATTTTGTCATTATGTTCCAGGGGTCATAGAAATATAGTAATGCAATAACAAATATATATAATAAAAATATTATTGAGTATTTGGTCCTTTCTTTGTAAAACAATTGTAACCCTTTTGACAAGTTCTGTTTACTAATATCATCATCTTGGGTTATAACTATATATGCGAAACATGATAATCCTAGCACTGCGAACAATATATAATAGTTTAACGATAATGCTTTGTTTTTCTTGAAATCATCACTAAACATAATAATTAGGATGATAACAAATGCACATACTGCTCCTATAATATAAACCAATTTGTTTATGCCATCAGTATCAGCTATACCTTTTTTCACATTTATAAACATTTTTGCAAAAAGTGCAATACAAATAAAAAATATAATTGTAGATATTATCATATAAATAATTTTAGTTGTTAGATGGATTGGATTGAATAATTTAGTTAAGATAACAAATGCAATAAATATGCCGATACCAATTAGCAACATTTTGTATCCTTTTATTTTGTCTTCTAAACCTAGAATACCAGCGCCCTCTGTTGGAAACAAATTGGTATCTGTTAAACAACTGGTTTTTTTTGAATTTTCATTATTACTCATTATTGTATTATTATATATTATTCATACAATATATTTTATTTTTCTTATCTAAAATATGTAACATTACAATATTTATATATTACATATTACATATTACATATTACATATTTTCAGCTGCCGTTTTTTGACCATGACATTCGCGACAAAGTGCTACCAAATTTGACGGGTCATTGCCACCGCCATGTTCTAATCTAACTTTATGGTCAATCTCAAATGTATGTGTTAATTTTGCATTACAATGTCCGCATTTCCAGTCCTGAATAGAAGCCACGTATTTCTTCTTAGTCTCACTAACAGAGCGTTTTGTAGCCTTTTGACCTGATAGTTGATGGCGTTGTCTTATAGCATTTGTATTCGCGTTTTCATTCTCCGTTTTACCTTGCAATCCATTTAATCCGGACATAAAACTAGTGTCTGCCTTACTTGTGAAATCAAAAATAGGAGTAATCATATCCACTGTGTTTTTATCAATTGGCATATATTTAATTAAATTGTTAGTATAGAGTAACATATTCTTTGATTGAGCAGGATTTCTTTTTAATAGTAAATATAATGAAACGCCTAGAATGCCAAATATGACCATTTTATAATATTTTTTGTAAGCAGTAAATACCTTGCTATATTTTCCATCATGATATGCATTGTATATTAAAAACCCTGTTATACCAGCTATTAGTAACTCTAATTTCATATTATATTATTATAATATAAAAAATTACGTTATTGATTTGTTGATTTGTTGATTTGTTGATATTTTCTTATATTGCAGATTTACGCGTTTGCCTTCTTGCTTTCATTTTTATAACATTTTTCTTAGTATTCTTCTTAGTCCTTTTCTTAGTATTTGTTTTTTTGTTTCGTTTTGTCTTTTTCTTAGTATTTGTCTTAGTCTTTTTATTAGTATTTTTCTTAGTATTTGTCTGTTTGTTTCGTTTTGTATTTGTATTTTTGTTAGTATTTCGGGTTGTCTTTTGTTTAGACCCTCCAAATAATGTTGGTTCAACTCCAATATGTAATGCCAACATCAATACTAACATACTAATTGCATCTTTATTTTTTGAAATAATTTCTTTAGACGTGGATTCAAGTGAACTATTATTATTATTAGACGGTTGATTTATTTGGTCATATAAATGTTGAAAATTATTAGACAGTTGTGATATTATAAACGGGTTATATTTTGCATTTGGAAACATATCAGATCCTAGTTTACTAGATATAATCAAATACATTTGAAATACAATAATGATATTTTTAACCAAAATTAATAATGTGTTTAAAATATTCTCGTTATTTATATCTATATTTACTGGAGCCAATAAATTACCCGTTTGTTCGTTTAATGAGGCTAAAATTGGTAATAATAATGAGTTTACATATGACAAACTTGAATCATGTTCGTTCTCATTTGTTTTATCTAAGACGGGTTGTAAACCGTCATTTAACTTATTAACTGCATTGCTTGTAACTGTTGCTGCTTCTTTAGTTATGCTTATATATTTTTTTGCTGCTTCTGTTGCTACGCTTATAATTTTGTTTACTGTTTCTGATTCGCTTTTTACTTCATCTGATTCTTTTTCTTCATCTGATTCTTTTTCATCTGATTCTTTTTCATCTGATTCTTTTTCATCTGATTCTTTTTCATCTGCTTCCATATTATATTTTTGCGATACATCTGGATTAAATTCTAAAAATGATTGATATCCTGAACTAATATCATTTATTAATTGATCTATATCTAATTTTATATCTGAACTAGAAATTTCTTTATATTTCTTAAACATTAGTAGAAATGTCTTGATATACACAATTGCTTCAATATATAATACTTGCTCTATCTTTATTAATCTATTTTTGTCATCAAATAATGCATTATCTGTACTGTTAATAGTACCAATTGGGTCCAACATTTCTTTAGAAAAGAATGACGCAACTAAATTTGGCGTATTAACGCGATGTGCTAAATTTTCATATACAGAATCAAAAATGATTGCATTCCACTGTAATGGTAATTCTTTAACCGTTAAATAATTTGATATATCATCCTTTAATATAAATTTATACCAATCTTTTCTGTCAATTTGATTCGCATGAATAAATATTTTATCCTTTGCATTTATTTGTATTATTTCACCATATTTCTTTGATATATATATGACATCATTCTTATTATCATTTTTTAGAGGACCTTGATACATATATTGCCGCCCTTTATTATCATTATCAAATATAATCGTACCTTTTTTAGAACCTTTTCTAAGACTGGTTTCATCATGCAAATACTTACCATTTTGAACCATAGTTGATATTTCCTCCTTATTAGAACGTGCATCAACTATGTCTGTTAATTTCTTATAATCTTGAAATAGTTTTGATAAATAATTTAAATCAACCTTATCTAAGCTTATATCATCTGGAATTACTATATTGCCTGGTTCTATATTATTTAATGCTTGCATAATACCATTATTTTTGTTACCATTTTTAAATGTATCTTTGTCAAACTCTTCTTGACTAGAATATAACACAATATTCATTTTTCCACCCTTTTTCAATGTACCTTTATCAAATTTGCCTGATATTTTGGCTGTAGGATATCTATTTATATTTGTATTTGTATTTGTATTTGTATCTGTATAATAATCATAAATATATAATATACCATTACCATCAGCACTCATTTCATCATTATTATTTTTATCCATAAGTAAATCTCCAATATACACACCACTTTTATATAAACGAAATGAGTTATAATATGTTAGTGTTAATTTTTCTGTTTGATTATTTAAATCTATTAACATGACAATATTTACTAGTCTGAATCCAAATTGACCTCTATTATCATCAGTAGCCATTATATTCAGATTAATAATAGTTTTCATTATTCCACAAACTATTGTATTATTTGTTGTATCATAATTAAAAATTCTGCTTTGCTGAGGACCATATAAAAAAGAATATAAATTGTAATTATTTTTTTTATCAGTATCAAATGCATCTTGTCCAATCAATAGATTAGATGTTGGTATGAAAAAATCATTTATAATATCAGCATAAAATGTTTGTGCTGTTAATATATTACATATATTAATTAAATCTATTTTATCAATATTCTCAACTGTTACATTATTCAAAATTTGATTACTAATATATTTATAATAATCATTAAACAGTGTTTTATCATCATATGACTCAGAAAAAATATTATTTTGCTCTCTAAATATTGTATCATTGCGATTAAACAATAATCCATTGTTTCTATTTACATCTTTTGCAATTTGAATTTTTATATCAGACCAATTAATATGACCATCTTTATAATATCCTGCAAATAATCGTTTAAATATAAAGTCAAAAGGGTTATATGAAAACACATCTTCGTGCAGTCTATAATTTCTGATGGTATCATTATAACTTTGTTCATTATAAAATTTCATTTGTTTCCCTGTAAGTTCTACTACTTCTGATGGATTATTATTAAATTCTGTTACAAAATTATCTAACATTGGTGAACTAGGGAATGGCTGATCCATTTCATCATTTTTATCCATTTCATCATTTTTATCCATTTTAATATTTACTAATATATAAATATATTATTTTATAATATATTTATCAAAATACAGATTACAGTTTACAGTTTACAGATTACAGATTACAGTTTACAGATTACAGTTTACAGTTTACAGTTTACAGCCGTCTAGTCCTCCTATTGTGTTTTCTTCTTAATTTTCTACTTTGTTTCCTACGTTGTCTTGTATTTTTATTTTTCTTTCTATTTTTTGAGACCTTGTTATATCTTTTTTTATTTTTCTTTGTATAGCGTTTTCCACCCATAGCAGAAACTGCGGTTATACCGGCTGCACCAACTGACCCTGCTAAAGTTAACAATAGCATTTCAATCATCTTTGAATTATTTTGTATAATTTCATCTGCATCTTCTTCAATTTCTAATCCTGATGTCTTGGTTTGTTCTGTTTCTATAAGTTTTACTAGTCTTGTATATGCCGTTTTAAATCCATAATATAAATTAAATAACAAGAATATATCTATATTTATGTTGTTATCATTGTCTTTATTATCTCCATTTTTTTGTATTTTGTCACAAACAATTAGATATGTATTCAACAAAATTATAATATTTTTATTCAAAATTAATAACAAATCGTAAATATTTGATTCTTCAATTTTTATGGTTTTGGTTAAATTTTTGAACAAATCAGTAGTTTGATGTTCTTCAGATACAGATGCTAAAATAGATTTTACTATTGTCTTTACTAATGGGTCTTGTTCATATGTAACTGAATTTTTAAAATCATTTTTAAATAAATCATATACAGACATTGGATGTGTTAGTTGTTTTTGTAATCCTTCAATAAATGCTGTTAATCCAGAAACGGCTTTGTCTTTTTTAACTGCAAATTCTTTTAAGTCCGTTTGCATGTTAACTGCAGTATCATCTGAATAACCAAAATATATAACAGCATATCTGTAGGCACGGTTATACAACATGTCGGATAATGTCCAGTTCAAATCTAATTCAGCCTTTTTTGCTGCTTTAATAGTATCGTCTATTTCTGTTTTATATTTTTGTTTATTTTCAGCAGTTATTTGACTCATGTATTCTATCTTATATTTATTTACCTTTTCTTGTATGTTATTTGTTTGTTCCGGGAATATATTATATTCTAATAGTTTTAGCCCGGTATTTTCTAGAGCTATTTTTTCCAAATTATTGTAACTTATGCTGTTTATTTCTTCATCGTTAAACAATCCAATTATTATATCATGATTAGTGCTGATTAAATCTTGATTATTGTATATATAAAATATAATATTTAATATGAGAAAATATACATGTTGTTTTATATCGGGACCGGGACTTGGACTTGGACTTGGACTTGGACTTGGACTTGGACTATTGATTTTAGTTAATATATTATTTATTTTAGTTAATAATTCATTAAATCCAGAAAAGTCTTTTGTACTTTCTAATTTACATAATTCATATAATAATTCTAAATCAGGACTATCAGGATTTGGATTTGGGCCTAATAAATTCATCACATCATTGATTTTGCCTATTTTATATAAATCAAATGCTTCATCGTAAGGATTTTTAATTGTTTCTTTTGTTTCACTTATATCTATAGCTTCGCTTAGAACTTTTGATGCAGGATTACCTGTCGCTTCAGTTATCTTTTGTGCTATACTTAAACCCGCATTTATACCTTTGCTTATACCTTTGCTTATACCTTCGCCTATAACTTCGCCTATACCTGGACCTTCTTTAATTGATCCACACGCCGCCTTTATTTCTTTACTACCTTTAATAACTGATACATTATTATCATGAATATATTTTAGAACTAATATAAATGCTGTAATATAAATAATTATATCTTTATATAAAATTTGTTGTATTTTTAGTAGATTTGGTGTAGAAAATATTACATTGTCAGTATCAGCCCGTTTAAAAAGCTCTTGTTTCATTTCTGGAGACAATAATTTATCAATATCAACCTTAACAAATCCTGGCATTCTAAAAATATAATCAGATTGATAATCAGTCCATTCCCATTGAGCTTCTGGGATAAAATCAGATCTATATAATATTTTATCCCAGTCGCTATTAACATTGTTGCTATTGTTACTATTGTTGCTATTGTTACTATTACTACTATTGTTTTTGTCTACAACAGTTGGTAAACTAATTAGATTTGATGTTAAATTATCTAATCGTACATCGTCATGTGATTCAACTTTAACATCATGTATTTTGTCTTCAATTTGTCCAAAATGACTGGATACCTTTAATACATTTATTATATATGATTGATTGTCTATTTCTGTATTGGTGTTTTCAACTTGTCCTGCTATTGGGCCATAATATTTATAACCATTTTTTAACACAATTAAACCATAATTTGAATTATTTGGTTCTAAATGTAAATTTGGGTCATCTTGTAAATAATTTCTCGTTATAGGTTTTGGTTTAGTTTTTTTTACTGGTATTGCTACTTGTGTTTCGTCTGTTTTTACTGGTATTGCTACTTGTGTTTCGTCTGTTTTTACTGGTATTGCTACTTGTGTTTCGTCTGTTTTTACTGGTATTGCTACTTGTGTTTCGTCTTCTGAGGTTTTAACTTCTGGTTCTACTTCTGAGGTTTTAACTTCTGGTTCTACTTCTGAGGTTTTAACTTCTGGTTCTACTTCTGAGGTTTTAACTTCTGGTTCTACTGTTGTTTCATCTTCTGGTTCAACAACTTCTGGTACAGTTTCGTCTTTTAAAGCATCATTATCTGTTATTTTTTTTTCACTCATATTTTTATATTTACTAATATATAAATATATTATTTATTGTATAAATACACTATTAATCCAGAAGCACCTAATAAAACAGTTATATAAATAATTTTTTCCCGCCACCGATAATAATCCTTCATCTTAATATCTTTCGGCTTATATTCTTCATAATATTTAATATAAAATTCATTCATTGAGATTTTAGGTTTTTCCAGCTTCTCATTAATCTTATTATGAATAAAATGCATCCATCTAATAAATGAATCACGTGAGTCTAAATATGCCGTAACTGGATATTCGTCCAACAATTTACTAAAGTCGCTTCCCATTGATTCTATCGGAATGAATATTGGCAAATTCATGATAAACTCATAATATTTCTTTCGCGTTACCTCATTTGGTCTTATTGGGTAAGTCATCGCAATCGTATGTAGAAAGAACCAAAAATGTGGTCCCCAAATAGTAGGGTCTAAACCGAAGGAGGGCTTTGTTAAAGCAGGCATCTAAATTAAAACAACATAAAAACAAGTTTATAATAACACATATAGTTTCATTATAAAATGAGTAAAAATAATGTATGTAATAATTGTGGCAAACAGGGCCATTTATTTCACCAATGTAAGTTGCCAATAACAAGCTACGGCATCATATTATTTCGTTCAACAGATAAAGGTCTACAGTTTCTAATGATCCGCCGAAAAGACAGTTTTGGCTACATTGATTTCATTCGCGGCAAATATATACAACATAATGTAGAACATCTACATAGCATATTTAATGAGATGTCGGTTTCAGAAAGAGAGAAAATCCGTGTCAATACATTTGATACATTATGGGCACATATGTGGGGTATTACAAATATCGGAACCCAGTTTAAGAGCGAAGAATTAGCATCCCAGAAAAAATTTGATATGTTGAAGGCAGGAATACAAATAAATGAAGAGATTATGACTATAGATACTCTAATTAATTCTAGTACAACTAATTGGAAAGAAACGGAATGGGAGTTTCCGAAAGGTAGACGTAATTTTTTAGAGAAGGACTTAGATTGTGCCTTAAGAGAGTTTGAAGAGGAGACCGGTTATTCTAGGAATAAACTAAAAGTTGTAGAGAATTTAATGCCATTTGAGGAGATATTTATAGGGTCAAATCATAAATCGTATAAACACAAGTATTTTTTGGCATTTATGGAAGACAATGTAGATTTACTAGAGAACTTTCAATTGACAGAAGTTAGTAAGTTGGATTGGAAAACATTAGAAGAATGTTTGGAGTCAATTAGGCCTTATAATTTAGAGAAAAAACAATTAATTCTAAATATTAATAATGTGTTACAAGAATATAGATTATATTGATAATATATAGTAAACAATGGAAACACAAGACAATATAAGATTAACAAAAACCATAAGCTTAGAGGAAGCAAAAGAGGAAGCAAAGGCAGAAGCAATAGTAGAAGAAGATGTTTGCAGCAATGTTTATAATCCAAAATGTGGAACAAACAAGGACTTATTGACATTAGAATATGACAATATGAAAGATGCGAAAGCAAATCCGAATACAGATCCATTTTTATATCCGAACTTAAATGATCCAAATTTCAATATAAAAATTGCAAATAAAAAGGAATTTAGTAATGCCAAATATGACGGAATAATTGCTAATGTGGAAACACGAGCCGAAGAGTTAGGTAAGGTTGAATATGAATTACTCCCCCAACAGGCATTTGTGCGAAACTTTATGTCATTTCAAACCCCATATAATAGTTTATTATTGTTCCACGGTTTAGGCTCAGGTAAGACATGTAGTGCTATTGGTGTTTGCGAAGAGATGCGTGACTATTTAAGACAAATGGGTATTTCAAAACGTATCATTATTGTAGCGAGTCCAAATGTGCAAGACAATTTTAAATTGCAGCTATTTGATGAGCGTAAATTGAAAGAAGTTGATGGGATTTGGACAATGAAAGGTTGTTTAGGGAATAAATTGCTGAAAGAGATTAATCCAACAGGTATGAAAGGATTGAAGAAGGAAAAGGTGATTCAATTAGTGAAAAATATAATAAGTTCATCCTATTATTTTGTGGGTTATACACAATTTTCAAATGATATTGTGAGGAACCAAGGTACTAATAATTCAAAAGAGATGAAACGGCGAAATCTTGAAAACGAATACAGTGACAGATTAATTGTAGTTGATGAGGTGCATAATATAAGAATTTCAGATGATAATGAGAACAAAAATGTAGCAAAAAATCTTATGTATTTGGTAAGTGTTGTAAGTAATTTGCGATTATTGTTGTTATCTGCTACGCCAATGTTTAATAGTTATAAAGAAATAGTATGGCTTCTAAATCTGATGAACATGAATGATAGGAGAGGTATTATAGGTATTTCTGATATTTTTGATGTAAAGACTGGCGAATTAACCATTGAAGGAACTAAATTACTTATCCGAAAGGCGAATGGTTATGTGTCTTATGTCAGAGGTGAGAATCCATATACATTTCCATTTCGTGTATATCCAAATAAATTTTCACCTGATAATTCTATTAAAAGTAAAAAAGAATATCCAGATTTTGATTTGAATGGAAATGAAATTTATGAGAATACAAAGATTAATAAATTGCAAATATTTGTAACTCCTATTGGTAAAATTCAAGAAATGGGATACAGATATATAATGAATAATTTGAGGGCAAGAGAGGAACGAATCAGAACCACTAAAACAGGTCAGGAGCGTATAATGCCAGGGTTTAAAGAACTAAAATCGTTTGGATATACTGATTTAATGTTGCCATTACAAGCGCTAAATATAATATATCCACATGACGATTTGGCCTCATTTGCTTCAACTTTAGAACCAATCAAATATTCCAATAAATTAGCGGAAAAGGAGGATGCGAATAGAGATGATATTGCGCCATTAAAGGCTGATACAGGAGATTCAATAGAAGAGATAAATGAAGTTATTATGATGGGTCCGTCTTTTACATTAGAAGGAGATGAAGAAGGAGAAGTAAAAGAAGCCTTAGAAGGAGAAACAGATAAAAGCTCAAACGAAGTAGAAGAAGAAGACTTAGAAGAAGACTTAGAAGAAGACTTAAGCAAAGCGATAGAAACGGAAGATATAGAAACAGATAAAAGCTTAGAAAACGAAGTAGTAGAAGACGGAACAAGCAAAGCGATAGAAGAAGAAACAAACGAAGATATAGAAGACGGAATAAGCGAAGCAATAGTAGAAGAAGCAGCAGATAAAAGCTCAAACGAAGTAGTAGAAGAAGGAGAGCATAATATTGAAGGTGATACAGTGTCAGATGTTCAAACTGTAAAGAACGACGTTTTTAACAAAGTAGAAAACGAAGTAGAAGACGAAGACTTATCAAAAGTTGGTGGTGCATATATAAATCCCAAGGAACTAACTGGAGGAGAAGGGTTAAAAAGTCTTATGAATTATGAAGACAGTAAAACCCCGTCTATAAAAGGTTCATTTGAATATAAACAAGGTAAACCACATATTTTTGAACCAGATAAAATTGGCGATTATAGTTCAAAAATTGCAAATGTATGTAAATATATTTATGGAGCAACAAGTACAAAAGAAAAAGTCGTATCATATGGTATTATATTAATTTATTCGTCTTATATTGATGCTGGATTAATTCCAATGGCACTAGCATTAGAAGAAATGGGATTTACCAGACATAATGCAAAGCCATTATTTAAACATCCAAGACCAATAGTAGATGTAAAAACAATGCAACCTCCTCAAAATAAGAAACGATTTAATGCAGCAAAATACATAATGATAACAGGAGATCCACGTTTGTCGCCAAATAACGACGCTGATGTTAAATCCGTCACAAATGAAGACAATATTGACGGTCAAATGATAAAGGTCGTATTAATTTCCCAAGCAGGATCGGAAGGTTTGGATTTCAAAGCAATTAGACAAATCCATATATTGGACCCGTGGTATAACGTAAACAGATTAGAGCAAATCATAGGTAGAGGTGTGCGTAATTTTTCTCATAGAGATTTACCTTTTATACAACGAAATGTGCAAATATTCTTATATGGAACATATTTAACCAATACTGAAGAGGAAGCAGTTGATTTATATGTGTATCGCCTTTCAGAAATCAAGGCAGTAAAAATAGGTAAGGTAACGCGCATATTGAAAGAAATATCGGTTGATTGTGTAATAAATCATGAACAGTCAAAATTAACAGCTAAACAATTAAAAAATACAAATCCAGATGTAAGACAATTATTATCTAATCATGAATTATTAAAACACTTTGAAGTAGGTGATATACCAAATTCAGCGACATGTGATTATGGTGAATGTGAATATAAATGTATTCCGGACATGGACAAAATTGACCCAAAAGTAGAAGATTCGCTGTTTAATTTGAATACATATAACGAGACATTTATGCTTATAAATTCAGACAAAATTATACAAAAAATTCGTAGTTTATTTAGTGATGAAAACGATGGCAGATTTTTTTATAAAAAGAAGACATTAATGTTTTTGATTAAGCAGACAAAAAATTATCCAACAGACCAAATATATGCAGCACTAACACAAATGATAAATGATAATTCGGAGTATATTATGGATAAGTATGGGCGAACAGGACATTTAGTAAATATTGGAGAATATTATTTATTTCAGCCTAGTGAATTGAATTACCCAAATATATCAATATTTGATAGATCAAGACCACTGGATTATAAACATGATAGAATAAAGTGGGAAAGAACAACTGGTATAGTAAATATTGCAATAGAGGCAGGTAAAGAAGTTTTAGGAGATATGTATAAAAACTATATGACAGCAAAGACTACAATCAATGTTGACCGAGGTACTGACGATTGGTATCAACATTGTGGAGTAGTTGTTAGAAAAATGGCTAATGAAAACATAATAAATAAAGGGACAGAAACGGAGAAATCGTTAGTATTAGATACATTTGTAGTAAAACATATTGTTGATACTTTAAAATTCCAAGAAAAAATAGATATGATGAACTATTTAGAAGATGGTATAAATCCATGGAATGGTATAAACGCTAGTAATGGTATAAACTTAGAAAAAGATAAACCATCTACAATAAAAGAAGGGTTTATAAATAAAATTAAACAATATTTACAGACCAAAAGGATTCATGCAAATAAATTAATTGGCATGGTTATTTTTGATGGGCCGTCAAAAAGGTATAAGGAAAATACCGAAGATAAAGATAATGGTAATCTAAATATATTTGTACTAAAAGAAGCAGAAAAGAAATGGGTTCTAGCAGAAGCAGAAGATAAAAGAGATTTGGAAAGAGCTATTATGAATCATTACGACCTAACAAAAGAAGCTAAGGATAAAATGAATAATAATGTTGGGTTTATCGGGTTTGAAACAAATCAGAAAGATATGGTATTTAAAATAAAGGATACAACAAATAAACGCTCAACTGGATATAGGTGCATTCAAGCAGGTAAGGGTAAAAAGATTATTGACATGTTAAATGAAATAGAAGGTATAAAAAATAAGCAGAACACTTTTGTTGTTAAAGAATCAAAGGAAAGTGTGTTTGAATTATGCATACGAATTGAATTAACATTGCGCAGTTATCAATATGAAAAATTAAACGGTAAGACATGGTTCATAGATACTGAAACAGCAATCTATAATGAGTTTGAAAAAAGAGAAAAAATAGACAAATAATAAATAATAAATGGTAAAATATAATATAATAAAATTGAAAAATAATTAAAAGATATTATACATATTAAATATATAATGGAAACCGCCACTATCAAGAAAACAAAATATAGACAAAGAGAAGCCAAAAATGTGTATGGTATATCTCAAATAACAAAAAATATTATGTTACCAATTAATGCTATTGGTAAGAATATTCATCAGACAATTGAGCGCACAATTGGGGCAATGGTTGAAGGGAAATGTATCGTTGAAGGATTTGTTAAGACTGGTTCAGTAAGAGTAATAACATATTCAAGTGGATTGTTAAAGGGAGAACATGTATTATTTGACGTAGTATTTGAATGTCAGGTATGTTATCCAGTGTCAGGTATGTTGCTTAATTGTGTCGCAAAAAATATTACTAAGGCAGGTATTAGAGCAGAGAGTGCAGAGGAATCGCCGTCACCATTTGTCTTGTTTATAGCCCGAGACCACTTTTATTCTAGTGATTATTTCAACTCTATTGAAGAAAATGAGAAATTTGTAGCGCGTGTTATAGCCCAACGATTTGAACTAAATGATAAATATGTGTCAGTTATTGCAGAGCCTGTTCAACCTAAAGAGGAGCGATTTGTAAGGAAACCAAAGTTGCAATTTGACGAGCTCTAATAAACGTGATAAATATATAAGATAAAATACGGGAGATAATAACAATATAAAATTTGCCCTATGTATAATATTATATTTTTTCCTAAATGATTTAATTGCGAATTTGTTATATTATTTTGAATTAAATGGTATTAGAAAGATTCGCTTATATTATTTTAAATGGAAGCAGTTGAGTGCCAGAATACAAATGCAAATGAAATGGATTTAGTACAATTAAATACTGTGCGCGAGTCTATAGAGAACATGTCTAAATTTAATCAAGTGGAAGTGTTGCGAATTTTAACAAAGCATCAAGAGGTGACTATAAATGAGAATAAATATGGTATACATATTAATTTGAGTGAATTGAATAATAGTATACTAGATGAGTTGTTAGTTTATATCAAATATGTAAATACTCAAGAGATTGATTTGAATACTATTGAGAAGCAAAAGCAGGATTATAAGAATATTTATTTCTTAAAAGATAATAAAGATAACACTAGTAATTCTATTAACAACAAATATGTCACAGATTTTAGGTAATAATTCAAAGTATAACAGAACTAAAAATTATACAAATACGAACTATAATAACAAGAATACGAACTATAATAACAAGAATACGAACTATAATAACAAAAATACAAATACGAATTATAATAACAACAAAAATACAAATACGAATTATAACGTTGTAGAAGAACTACAAGATTATATGTTTACAGGCAAAAATCTGACACTATTTTCTAAGAATATTTTTTGCAATATTGAAGTAGATAAACCGACAACAATAGATAAAACATTTAACAAAAAGGAATTTGTAAAGCCTGACAATATTAATAATATCAATAGTAATAGTAATATTTATAAACCATTAAAAAAAGACTCCCTATTCTGGTGTTTTTTTATTCTAAAATATGGTTTCTCAAAATACGAGATGGAAGTAGGTTCCCAATATTTTACAGTTGAGAAAACGGAAAAGTTCAAATATATTGAATTGTTCAGAGAAAAAGATAGCAAGGATATCTTAAAAATGAATAAGATTAAACCTCTTTCGGAATTAGAAGATGATTTGGCAAATAAAGATAGAATATCTATAAAGACTTTTTTTGCTCTTTGTATTATTGAAAAAATAAATGTTTTGTTAGTTGATAAGAGAAAAATATATCACAGTATGAATAATGATACCAAGGAAGTAAATGTAATTCATAGGAACAGCGAATCATTAGATCATCATATTGAATTAAATGTTACTGAATCTTGTTTAACAAATTTGAAAGACACTTATTATAACGTTACTGGATTTGATAATAATTTAAAGTCTATGACATCATATAAGGTAGACGAATTGCTTGATTTATGCAAGAAATTAAATATAACAGTTTCAAATGATAGCACTAAAAAATTAGCAAAAAAGGATATTTATGAACTTCTTGTTCAAAATTTTTAGAAAAAATTGAATAATAATATAAATATAAGTCTACATTATATATATAAATAATGTCAACCAATGAACCAAATAAATCTCCTGAAAATTTAATAAGAGAAGAGCAACCAAATGGAGTAGTAAAATTTAGACCTAGATTTTCCCCATTACTAAATTCTATTTTTAGCAATATGTCAAAAGAAGACAAACTAGAATTACTTAGGAAGCCAGAAAAGACACAAATAGCCCAATTAAAACAACTATATAAAGCACAATTTCTTGAAATGGAATATGAAGATAGACAGGGAATTTTGAAAAAGTTGACTTTTAACAGTTCAGTATATGATGTAGATAAAATGGCAGAATATTTAACAAATGATTTTGAAGAAGAAAAAGAAAATGATGATGAAGATGAAAATAAAAATGAAAACAGCTTCAAAATAGGCAAACAAAATAAATCTAATCAAAAAGATGTTAATCCAAGACAACAATTGCTTCTTATTTCGCAACAGTTGATACAATCTCAAAAGGGTAAATATAATAATTATGAGATGGAAGTTAAATTTGGAACACGAGGAATAAAAATGTTGACTAAACAAGATTACGATAATACAGTTAAAAAACTAAAGGATATGGGGTTTATGCCAAATCAATCAGATGGTTACTATTGTTTAAAAATACAACCAGAGTTTTTAGATTTCAGAACAGGTGAATTTAAATCATCTAATGATTTAGATAGATTTCGTATTGAAATAAATGGCCTTGCAAATATCCAAGAATATTGTAGGACTAACAATTTGGAACAATTATTAAATACAAAAACAAGTCAAGAAGTATCTATTATGAAAAAAACAGATGTCAAAATTGGCGAAGAAATAATCAATAGTGCTGACTTTAACGACTTCAATTTTAGAGTTACATATAAAAACGAAGAATATATTAGCAAAAACAGCAAAATGGCCTTAGAATTACTCTCTAATTGGAATAAATCTAGAAAAATATATCGCTACATTAATCGTGTTACATTTGAACACAGAGATTATCCATTCAAAATTGATTTAAGTATTGTTAGGTCATCGTCTAAGGATGCAAAAGGTCGTTTGACCAAGACTTACAATGTCCAAGATTCTAGTGTATTTCTAAATAATGAAACATATGAGATAGAAATAGAAGTAAAGAATGAAGACGCAAAATTGATGTATCCTGGACCAGAGGATCTAACAAGAGGAGTAGAAAAAATGACAAAAATAGTGCTATCTGGACTACAAAAGACAAATTATCCCATTTCATATACTGAACAGAAAAAGACTGTGACCGATTATATGCGCCTTGTACATGATGACGAATTTAAGAAGAAAAATCTAGAATATTTTCCTAAGGATAGAGCATATCCTAGCGACTTTATTGGTCCAGGTTCAATGACATTACAAATCAAAAATGTTGCGCCAATAAATCCTGATATAAATGTGCCAAATATTACTTCTCCTTATTCATATGTCGTGACCGATAAAGCCGATGGAGACCGTCATTTATTATATATTAATAGCATTGGTAAAATCTATTTAATTAACACAAATATGACTGTCATATTTACTGGTGCAAAAACAGAAAAGAATGAATGTTTCAATACAATAATAGATGGTGAGCTTATTCTTCATGACAAGAATGGTAAATTCATTAATACATTCGCTGCATTTGATATCTATTTTGTAAACGGAATAAATGTAAGAGAACGTCCATTTGTAGAGGTGAAAATAAAGGACCCTAAATATTTTGTAGACGGATGTCGTTTGCCAATTTTAAAAGATATTGTTAGAAGTTTAAACCCTATATCTATTATTGGTAAGTCTCCCGAAACAAAGAAGGGTGTTGAAAAGATTTTAGAGGCAATGAAGAAGGAGAATAAAAGTCCTATTACAATTATTGTAAAACACTTTTATCCTAGATTTATGCCTTTAGACAACGCATTGACTGAAAAGACAAATGAAACAGATTCAAAGGTTGAATACAATATTTTTGAGGGTTGCAATTACATTTTACAAAGAGTTAAAAATGGACTATATGAATATAATACAGACGGTTTAATCTTTACACCGACATTATTAGGAGTTGGTAGTAGCAAGTTTCTAGAAGCGGGTCCTCTCAAAAAAACAACTTGGGAATACTCATTTAAATGGAAACCAGCAGAATTCAATACGATTGATTTCTTGATTACTACAAAGAAAGGATCAGATGGCTCTGATATAGTCACGCCTGTATTTGAAAAAGGGATAAATTTTGGAGAGGCAACACAATTTAACCAATATAAGACGATCATTTTACGCGTTGGATTTGACGAGAAAAAACACGGCTATATTAATCCTTGTCAGGATGTTTTAGACGACAAATTGCCTTCAAAAGATGACAACAATGAAGAAACATATAAACCAGTGCAGTTCTATCCATCTGACCCATATGATATTCAAGCTGGTCTTTGCAATATTATGTTGGAATTAGACGGCAATAATGCGCCGCAAATGTTCACAGAAGAAAGGCAAGTATTTGATAATAATACTGTGGTAGAATTCAAATATGATTTGACAAGGTCCGGATTATGGAAATGGGTTCCATTAAGAGTGCGTTATGATAAAACGGCTGAATTCAGACAAGGATTAAACAGTTTCGGCAATGATTATAAAACAGCAAACAACAATTGGCATTCTATTCATTATCCGGTTACTGAAGAAATGATTGCCACTGGTAGAAATATTCCGTCTGAATTAGTTTCAGAAGATGTTTATTATAACAATGTAACATCAGAGAACTTAACTATTGGACTAAGAGACTTCCATAATCTGTTTGTAAAGAAAATGCTTATTCAAAGCGTGTCTAAGAAAGGCAATACTTTAATTGATTATGCATGTGGAAAAGGCGGCGACTTTCCAAAATGGATTTCATCTAACTTGTCATTTGTTTTCGGAATAGATATATCAAAGGATAATATTGAGAACCGTATTAATGGTGCTTGTGCTCGGTTCTTAAATTACAGAAAGGACTTTGCTCAAATGCCATATGTTTTATTTGTAAATGGTAATAGCAGTCAAAATATTAGAACTGGAAAGGCAATGTTATCAGATAAAGCAATCGCGATTACCAAATCGGTTTTTGGGTCAACTGCTAATGATCCAAAATTGGGACCTGCTGTAACAAGACAACATAGCAAAGGAGCAGATGGATTCAATGTATCATCTTGTCAATTTGCAGTCCATTATATGTTTGAAAATAATACGACATTTTACAACTTTTTGAGAAATGTAGCAGAATGCACGAAGCTAAATGGCTACTTTATCGGCACTAGTTATGATGGCAAAGCAGTATTCAATATGCTTAAACGAAAGGAGCAAGGAGAGCAAGTTGACATATATACAGGTGACAAGAAAGTATGGTCCGTCACCAAGGACTATGATTCAGTTTCAATTGCAGACGATGATAGCTCATTAGGCTACAAGATTTCAGTATATCAAGAGTCAATAAATCAATCATTTTCAGAATATTTAGTAAACTATGACTTCTTTATTTCGGCGATGGAAAAATATGGGTTCGTAATAGTGCCAAGAGATGAAGCAAAGACGCTTGGACTACCAGAAGGTAGTGGTATGTTTATTGAGCTTTATAATATGATGATGAATGAAATCAAACGCAACCCTTTAAGAGCAACTGATTATGGTAATGCACCAAACATGAAACGATATGAAATGGATATATCATTTTTGAACAGATTCTTTGTTTTTAAGAAAATCAGAACAATAAATGCAGAGAAACTAACAAATACCATTTTAGGTGCATTGCCCGGTGAATATGAATTTGAAGAGGTTAATACAGAAATAGCCAAAAAAGCAGTAGGGGAGCAAGAAGAGAAAGAATTAATTGTAAAGGAAAAAAGTAAACCTAAGGCTTTGAGACGTAAATTGGTTTTAATGGAGGCTACTGAAGCCAAAGATGAGTCTGTTTCTAACGTGGTTAAAAGTAAACCTAGGATTAAAAAGGCTATAGTTCTAGAAGAAGATATAAATGAAACTGTTGCTCCTTATGTTCCTTCTATCCCTATTGCACCTGTGCAAAAGAAAACAACTCGTAAGAAGAAGCAATCGGTAGAATTTAATATAGAGGAATAAAAACATTAAAACATTATAAGCATTATAAAAAGATATGTATATCTTAAACAGAAAAGATATAAATAATTAACTCTATTATATATTAATTAATGAATTATTATATAATCCCAAAAAATAATTTTAATATAAAAATAAACTTATTAATAACAAATGGAGCAATATCTCCAGTTGTGTCATATAGTCTTATTCATTTTTTAAATGAAATATATTCACAACTATTAGGCATTGAATCATTTAATCAGAATGAAACCACATTAGAATATATCAATAAAATAGTGAATCCATTTGAGTTTATACATTCTAATGTACCAGGTTCATTCTTATCAGTCAGTAAAGTGAAACCAACATCTAATATTTTTTTTGAATTAATGGAAGTATTCCAAGTTTGCAACATAATTGAAATGTTATCATTAAAAAAACAAATTAATATTGCACATATAACCAAAAACAACTCATCAACTAATTATTTAATGGATATGTTACGTGAATATAATACTGATATAATAATAAATGAAGATTTTGATTATAATATATTACGTAATAATTTTATAGTAAATACACATACAACAAAAATAGATTTATTTATATTTGAGTTTAATGAGCAAGATTATATAAATACACCGCAATATATAAAGAACATGATTCTTGTATTATATATTATTACCAAATATCAGGCATCTAATGGCACTTGTATTATAAAAATGGATAATATATTTTATAAGACAATTGTAGATATTCTGTTTATTTTTTCGGCAATTTATGATAGAGTTATAATAATTAAACCATCTATTAGTAAGGTTACAAAAGGTGAGAGATATTTAATATGTAAAAATTTAAATATTGACATTTTAAATAATTCTAAATTATTACAACAATTAGATGAACATGTCAAACCTAAAATAATAGATAATACATTTAATGATAATCAAGTTCATTCACTCATTAGAAATGATATTCCGTATTATTTTTCAAATAAAATAGAAGAAGCAAATGCTGTGATTGGTCAGCAACAATTAGAAGCATACGACCAGATTTTAAATATTTTTAAAAATAAAAATAGAAATGAAAAAATAGAAATTTTGAAGCGTAATCATATTCAAAAATGTATTCAATGGTGCGAAAAAAATCAACTACCACATAACAAATTTATTGATAAAATTAACATATTTTTGCATATTAAAAAGAAGGAAATAGAATCTGACCCAAAAATAATAGAAGCTATAGAAAAAGAAATTGAAATAGAAGAAGAAATTGAAATAGAAGAAGAAATATAAATATAAACCAGGCTTTACACCGACGAACATTTAAAATGGCACACGCATCGCAGATGCGTGTTTCCTTAATTGATTTATCGGTAACAGTTGCCCTTAAATATATTACGGCACGCTAAAGGCGTGCCGTTTTAAATCTTCAAGGGTGTAAAAAATATTATTATAAAAAAATATTATACATATACAATACAGTCAGAATTTCTCTTAAATTTATATACAAATGGCGTATCTATAGGATTTCCATTTATTAAACTTAGGACCGCATTGGCTCCTTTTGTTCGTCTGATATTGGCTGCATTTGTGCTAATCGTATCTACATTAAGTTTTAAAATACGTGTGCTACTAGACACACCGCCTTGTTGTGCAAATTGCGGATTATTTGGTTTATAATAAACTTGCTTACATCCTCTAGGATTACTAGGTCCTGCCAAAATGGAACTATTATATGGATTACTTCCAATCTCATACAAGTATTTTAAAGCAGCATCTGAGTCTTCTAGTCTGGTTTTCAAGAAATTAATAAACTCTTCTATTGAACCTGGATTTAATTGAACAAGTAAGTCGTATTGTGCTTGTGTCATTAATCCATTTTGTATCATTGCATTTGCTACAGCAGTTATGAATCCAATTTCAATACCTTGATTGATGGTTGTATTAGGATTACATTGAGCCACATATAAATTTACTAAAGATAATGGACTACCAGGTTTCGCATATTCAATAATCTTTGCACTAACAAACGGGTATTGTTTAATTATATTCAGAACATTTTGATCCACTTCACCAGTAACAAAGTTAAACTGTCTTTGTTTAAATGTTTGACAACGATTATATAAATACATATATGTCGTCTGAAAATAGTCCTTCTTTACTAATGTGCTGGTAGGCAAAACGCGCTGCATTGCTTTTCTCTGTTGATTACAACAAAGTAATGGATTTGTAACATTTGCTTGGGGTTTCTCAGTTAAGTTATTAATCGGATACCAATTAGAGACAATAGATACACCTTGACAATTTGTACATTCTTTATCCAATTTGTTAGTATCAATTAATAAATCTCCGTCTAAAAGACCTGCATTGAGCTCTTTTGATTCAGGAGTATTATCCTTAACAATGAATTGACCAGGTCCATCAATCATTTGACTAATAAGTCCTGAACCTCCTGATCCACCACCTAATGATGATCCTTTTGACGATTTAACTGCTCTGTTTACATTATAATCAATCTGCAATTGTTCTGCATTTTCTAATACATTTGAAGGATTTGTTAGATAATGAACAGGAATTACTGTCCCCTTTCTATAATGTTTAATAGGTCTTGCTAGACCAAATCCAGTTGGAAATATGTTACCAGGATCGTTGTTAGTTAGAGGTCTAATATGTGTAGCAGTGACTCCAACAGGATTACTAAAGATACCCTTACCTTTCCATGATTTATAACCACCTTGAGGCAATCTATTATTCCATGAGTTCATACCTTGAGGATAAAATGCGGAAGACATTATAAAATATAAAAAGAAAATAAATGTAGTATATATAATAATAACCAATGGTTCTGATATATTTATTAATCGCATTTTTTGTATGTTTGTTTATTTATCAACTAATTTTAGCATTTTATCCAAATTCAATTGAAGGAATGGAAAATAAGGATGCAACTACAGAATTGCGTTATACTGATTATGCAAGAGACCCGTTAATATTGGGACAGCAAAATGCAGGCAATATTGAATATTTAAAAGGCCAAGTTAGTCAGTTGTCTACTGATAGTATAGACATTGACAAAATTCAAACTAATATAGATGCGCTTCAGCAACAAGTAGATGATCTAGGGCAGCAAATGGCAGATTTAGGACAAAATATGATTAGTAGTGCAACACCTGATACTAGTGCAATTGATGGTCAGGAAACGACAGCATCTGTTGAAGCTGATATTGCAGCAGAAGATGAAACAACAAAGGATGAAAAACTGGATATGTAAACTGTAAACTCGTACATTGTAAAAAACCTATAATAAACTGTAAACTTGTAAAAATGCAAAAAACAAAATATTAATATTTATATATTTTAAGAATAATGTCTACAACAAACCCACAACCAGATGATTCATTATTAGGGCCAAGTTATCCTTATTATAAATTTATTAAAACACCTAAAGAACTTGGTATGTCTACTAAAGGTAATTTACCTACAGTAGGAAAAGATTTGATGGGCTTAGCTGCATATGTAGAAGTGATGGTTACAGGAACAAGTAAAGCATCAGCAACAGGTCAACCTTTAGGCAATAAGTTTTTTTTAAGATCTGGAGGAAAATGCACTGATGTAACCACAAATCAAGAAGTTGACAGGTATATATATATAAATAATGTGTCCATGGGTCATATCCCATTTATTTCATCCGGACTAGATGTAAATTTCACTGACTTTAGAGGTTTAATTCCTGGAACATTAGAGCAACTGAATAACTTTAACCCTTTAGCAATATTTAGAGCATTTATGGCTGGGTCAAAACCAGATTGTCAAGAACTAACAATGCAAGTGATTGATTCAAATAATAATAAGTCAACTGAAACACATTTTGTGACGATAGCAGATATTAAAGATATGGATAATTGTACATTCATTGACAAAAAACCTAACCCGGTAACTGGAGTTGCGTGTAGAGAGACGTTTGATAATATGGATACTAATACTTTACCTATTAATAATTCATTTGTAAAAGACTTTGAACCTTCTATGCCAACAAACATTAGTTCACAATTATATTTTGCATCATTGGGTGTTCTAGGCGTTTATATTGCATTCAAAGGTCTTCAAAAAATGAAACTTGTTCCTAATTAAATAAAAATTTATTTATTTATATTTTATTTAATTTTATTTAATTTAATGTTTTCTTCTGCGTCTTCCGGCAAACATGGATCTTTGTTGTTGACCATTAGGTTGTCCAGGTGGCGGTGGTAATGATGTAGGTCCATATGCAGGCGCAGGTGATCCAGGTGCAGATTGTTGTGCATATTTTTTTACAACGGCGTCTAGTTGCTGTTTACAACTATCTTCAATTCTTTGTTCATCTGCTAATTGTGCAGGTGATTTAGAACTAAAAAAATCGGTTATAGGATTGCCACCACGTTTAATACTTCTTCTAGTTCTACTTCTTCTCGTATTTCTTTTAGTATGTCTTTTACTTTGTCTAACCATTTATATTATTATATGAGAAATAATATAAATTTTTATATATTTAATATGAAATATTTAATGTTGAATCATTTTGAATAATTCAAAACCAGCTAAAGCTCCGGCAACTTGTGCGATAATATAGGGTATTAAATCTGAACGAGGCAATTTGCCGGCATACATTAATGCAATGGCAACTGCGGGGTTAAATGCGCCACCAGAAATAGCGCCACCTAGAAGCACTGCGACGGCCAAAGCGGCACCAATTGCTAAATAATTACCAGTTGCAAATATAACAAATACAAGGAACAATGTTCCTAAAAACTCAACAATATACTTGTTCATCATTTATACTATACTTTTAGAAAATACTTTGAATCTTTTCTACAAGCTTTTAGAAAATACTTTGAATCTTTTCTACAAGCTTTTAGAAAATACTTTGAATCTTTTCTACAAGCTTTTAGAAAATACTTTGAATCTTTTCTTTTTCTAATACCCTTGTCTCGGTAGCGCACCCCACGATCCTAATGATGGTCTTAAACTAGTATTGTAAATTGATCCCTTCTTCTTAGGTGCAGACGATCCACCAGACCTAGCTCTCTGCAAAGCACTTCTGGTACCACTTGGATAGTAATTTTTTGTTGATATAGGTGCTTCTAAAGGTAGTCCAACTTTGTATGCCGACTTACCAACAGCCACACTCTTTCTGATATTTGTAAACATTGATGATGCAATAGGAGCAATATAGTTAACATGACTAGATACTGGTACTTGCCTTTGAGTAGAATAAGATGTAAACATAACTGGTGTAGATAATTTACCTAAAGCATCTTCTATAGCCTTTTTCTTAGCACTTAGGTCAGTTGCTCTCAAATATTGTGCTCTAGCATTAACGCTCATATCGGAGTTAACTGGTTCTTGTGATGGAAAGAACTGTTGTGGAGTGGGTCGTTGACCAGTAAGTGTTCCATAGCTATGATATTGCATTGCAAAAGGATAATTATTTGTGCTTAATGGTCCAGTAATAGGAGTGTTCAAATATCCTGAATATGATTGAGAACCTATTGATGTTGTAATTCCATATGGAGTAGTCATTTAATATAGATTATGAAAAAATATTTAATACTTATTTTTGTTATAGTTTAACTAAAATCGTCTAATATGACGATAATTGCTTTGTGAAGCTGAATAATCATCACCTCCAAATGATCTATCATTGTAGTTTCTATTAACAGCTTGATTCTTTCTAAATCTTATAAAGTCTGAACTATCATACACAAATTTGGTATTACAAGCAGAAGCCGGAACGGCGGGGTTGACCTGGTTTGAGCTATAAAATACATCAGCGTTACATGATGTAGATATAGACCCGAAACGTTGTCTAAGACCATTTAATCCAGGTCTACTTTGGTAACTTTGGCAAGTTCCGCCGCAAGAATAATTTTGACGACTGAGAATATCGCCAGCATTATTTACAGCGCGAAATGGTCCAACCATACGTTTAGGATTAGAACTACCTGAAAGGCTGCTAGTATTCCAAGCATCTTTTAACAGGAAACGCGTTTGGGCAAATTCATCTGAATTATCGTGGACTATGAGCGGTTGAGGCATATACCCTCTGAGTCCTCCTCCAAGGGATGGACGAGCAAGAGCTTTATTACCTCCAATTAATATATTTATACCAAGTCCAGGAATATATCCGACTAAATCACCGAGACCTCCGGTTGACCAGCCAGATTTTCCTGTTGCTGATGGTGAAAAACCTGTTCCAATACTATTAGACATTTATATTATATTATACTACAATAAAAAATATATATTATTATTTGTTTCTTAATTGTATAAACTAACCAACAAACTAATAACAATAAAAAACAATATAAAACATAATAAATAATAACAATATCATTCTAATATATAATGTTTGATTTTTCGTTATTGGTAAGTGCATTTGCACTAGTTTCTATTGATTTTTTATATCTAACTTCTATAAAGAATTATTTTGGAAGTCAAGTAAAAAAGGTACAAGGTACACCCTTACAAATAAATTTTTTTGCAACAATATTATGTTATATATTTTTAATTTTTGGAATTAATTATTTTATTATTAAGCCTAAACGAAGTATTCAGGATGCATTTTTATTAGGACTGATTATTTATGGAGTATATGAGACAACCACTTGGGCATTATTTACACAATGGTCTCCAATTACTGTTATAATGGATACATTATGGGGTGGAATATTATTTGCATCAACAAGATATATTACTACATTGATTTAACCCTTTGTATTTTGCTAAACTTTTTACAACTTCGTAAGAACTTTGTAATAACTTCGTAATAACTTCGGAATAACTTCGGAATAACTTCGGAAGATTTAGTGGTCCGTCATAACTCTAGGTACTACATTCATAGTTGTTAACTCTTGAAATAATAACTTACAAGCATAAGGTATTTCTACATATGAGAAGTCTGTGCGATTATCACAAGTTCTGCAATGATGAATATGTAACTTGTCATTATATGATGCTACTAAACCACATTTCTTACACACATATACTGAATATTTATCTGATGCATCATACATGCGACCTCTAGTAAATCTTGCTGCACCATGTGATATCATTGCATCACGTTCCATCTCACCAAATCTTAATCCACCATCTCTGCTTCTGCCTTCTGCCGGCTGTCTAGTCAAGTTCACCATTGGTCCAATTGAACGACTATGTTGCTTATCATTAACCATGTGCTTCAATCTCTGATAAAATACTGGACCCATAAATACAGAACACTCTACTTGCTCTCCAGTAAGACCATTATACAATAATTCATTTCCACTAGATTCATATCCAAGTGATAACAACTTTTGAGAAATATCATCTACATTTAAATCCCCAAAACTTGTTCCATCGCCAAATAGACCCAATTCTACTAAAACCTTACCTAAAAGTGTCTCTTTTAGTTGCCCAATTGTCATACGAGATGGAATCGCGTGTGGGTTAATAATAATATCCGGAGTTATACCATTGCAAGTAAAAGGCATATCTGCCTCTGGAACAATATTTCCTACAGTACCCTTCTGTCCATGTCTAGATGAGAATTTATCCCCAATAACTGGCTTTCTTAGAGCACGTAAACGTACTTTTGCAAATGTATATCCATCGCCATTTCTATCAATATAATTCTTATCAATATAGGTCTCTTCAACAGTTCTGTAAATGCGACTTTGATCTTCATATTTAATTACTTTTGTATGGTCATTTTTATTCTCCTTAATAGGCGTCACTTTGGCAATAATAACATCGCGATTTTCAACAAGCGAATTTTCAGGCATAACACCTTTTGAATTCACTTTACTATAATTGCCAAATTTCATTCCTTTCGTCTTTGATGAGTCTGGCTTGCATCGTATTTCTTCATCACCGTTAATTTTCTGCTTATCTTCATCCTTCTCTGTATGATAAATAGTTGTCTGAAACAATCCCCTATCAATTGAACCCTTATTAATTAGCACCGAATCCTCCTGATTGTAACCAGTATGTGTCATAATTGCTACATTAATATTACATCCAGAAGGAATCTGGTTCATCTTAATTAAGTTCATAACACGAGTGTCTACAAGAGGCCGACAAGGATAGTTTAGAACATATGCAGTTTTATCCATACGCTCGTTGTAGTTTGTCGCATATACTCCCATTGCCTGTTTCGCCTGCGCCGACTGATATGTGTTTCTGGGTGACTGATTATGGTCAGGGAATGGAATACATGATGCGACTACCCCAAATAATGTACTTGGATGGATTTCACAGTGAGTATATTTATAGATTTTATCAGTATTTGTATTTGTATTTGTATTTGTATTAATAATATCCTTTGGTTTAGTTGCAATCATACTAAACCCCTGTTCTTCCGGGTCAATGTATTCCAATACAGCATCAGTTATTTTACAATCTGTGAATAAGTCATCCCAAGATAATTCCTTATTATTCAATCCATCAACAACTTGCTTCGTTAATAATAATTGTTGCCCTTTTACTCGCAACAATGGTCTTGTAACACGACCACTATCATTACAAATACGAATCTCTTGAATTAAATAATCAAACACAATTGACGTATAAATATTAATAATACCTTTACATTTCATATCTTTCAGCAACAAATATAATTTTATAGGATCATCCTTTGTTATTCCAACCCAACAACCATTGATAAACACTTTGACTTTATCATATAAATCAATTGGTTTTAATTCTTCAACTATTAAAATATGAGGATTTACATATTCATAAAGTGACATACTATTTGAATGAATTGTAATATGTGTCATATAACTTAGATTCTTTACGATGCCAACGCTTGCACCTTCCGGGGTATTGTGCACAGCAAGTCCATCCTTCAGGCAGAACCTTCCGCGTTTATCTTGAAGTTGCCATCCTACATAAGGTCCATCTCCTACTTCTACTAAACTAAATTTGCTACACATATATGACTTGCTTCTTACCAAAAGAGTTTTATCTTCTATAGGTTCTAATTTTTTACGAGGAAGAAGAGTAGGTATTTCGCAAATTTTATGTCCAGTAATTGTAAGTTCTTTATAAGTGCTAAACTTTTTAATTCCACTCTTTTTAAGGCTTTGTCCTTCTTTTACTCCACATGAAAATCCAAGAGACATTGCCAATGTATAAGCATCTTCTATTATTCTATAATTTGCAGGACCTTGACAAATGCGTATTTCGTGACCCTTAGCTCTAACTGAACCGTCAGTATCTATTAATCCAGCTAAAACTTTCAACCTTGTTTCTCTGTCATTCGTAAGATAATGATTTGGAATATGTTTATTATTTAAAAGATTGTATTTACGAAGATATTTTTTAAGAGGTGCTTCTTCTACTCTATTACATACTCCAGCAACACTGGCTTCTTTATTTTTTTGTGAAACAACCGAGAATTTATATCTTTTTCCTCGTGTAATTAGCGCTCCATTTTCTTGAGCCCAATTTTCCCAATAAGCTAATGTCTCTGCATCGGTTTTATAGTTTAAAGCAAATCCAGAACCTGTGCTAAGACCATCGCCTAACCACATACCAAGCAAATATGGGTCCATTTCAACATCTTTTTTTGTCCAATGAATGCCTTCTGTTTTGAATAGAACCAGGCTATCCTTTGTTCTTTTATTCAGTTTTAAATAATTTTCAATGGTGATATCTAACGTGTCGTCATCATCAAAACTATTTACAAACTCTTCGGCTTCTTTAAAGGAATTAAAGTATTTTTCTTGCAATTTGGTTTCTTCACGATTAAGGAATTCTACAATATGCGAATAATTTCTATCTTTTCTAGTAGATTGTATAATAGATTTGTGTCCACGTATTTTAAGAGTTAGAATATGATTGTCAGTTACTCTATGTTTCATAAAATTATGTTTGTCTGGAATAACATCATACATATTCTTTACTCCAGAACAGGTAGTGCGAACATTTGTTGGGTTTCCAAGGTCATCAACAAGAACGTCACCAATCATGATATTTTTCGCGCGCTTAGAAGTTCCATCCCACATCAAAATCTCAGTTTCCGGGTCAAAACATTCTGCGGGACATAAGAATCCCCAAGACGTATTATGCAGTTTACGGGGTGGTACTAATTTACCACTTTTATCCGTTGGAGTAGATACTCTGCGCAAATGACTTAAACTAGAAACATATGTCAGACGATTGAGAACTTGTGCAACGCCGACCTTATTAGAATTCGTATGTTTAATACCAAAGTCGCCAGTGGCTAAAGCGCGTTTGAATCCATTTTCAATGGTAGTTGATTTAATGATTTTATAAATATTAGTGAGATTTACAATATTCAAATAATCTTCAGTTGAACGCCATGACCCATTATTAATTTCCTTTACTATTTGTTTTTCCATATCTTTCACCAGTTTATTGAAGTAATTCCTGAACAAATTATTTAATGATGAACCAGTTAAATCAACGCGCTTGTTAATATATGAATCTCTATCATCTGCCTTTATCCATTCAAAATTTGCCTTCATTAATTTGTTTGCCATATAACCTAAGAAATAAATCTTTTGTTGAGCCGTGTGACAATGAGGATACAAATCGTTTTGCAATACATCTAGAGTAAATTCGTGCTTTTTTCTGATTCCAGTTTCCTTGTCCATATTAATTGGCGTATAAATAACATAACTGGTAATATAACGAATACATTCTTCCTTGGTCAAATGCTTATTTGCCTCAATAATAGATGCCTGTAAATTATCAAGCATTACCTTGTATTTCATAATATCTAGATTTAACAAAATATATTCGCAGATTTCCTTGTCTGAAATCACTCCTAGTGCGCGAAACACAATAAATAATGGGATTGGTTGCTTAACACGAGGAATCTGAACGCATATTGGCTGTCCAAATCCATTGTTCTTAGATGAAATCATCATATTAATTTGCTTAGGCGAAATGCATTTGAAATCAGGGACCGATTTGATTTCAGCACTCCAAATATACTTCGTATTATTTTTAGATATATTGAAACAATAAACGCGGTTTTCTGCAGCACGTTCCTGACCTAATACAGTCTTTTCCGAGCCATTAATAATGAAATATCCTCCAGTATCATAACGACATTCGCCGGTATGTTGATTATCTACATATTTGTATTGATTCAAGACGCATATATTTGATTTTAACATAATTGGCAACTTTCCGATATGGATTTTAGGCAAGGTTTTGTAAAATGTGCTTGTATTTAATAATCCTTCACCATTTCTTATAATATACTTGATATTAATATCAATTGTCATCGCAGATGCATATGTGAAATTTCTCAAACGGGCTTCTTGAGGGAACATTAACTTGATAGCTCCGTTATTTTCGTGAATCTGGGGACGATAAATATGAAAGTTTTCAAACGTGATGAACATTTCTAATGCGTATTTGCCTGAAATGGGGTCATAATCATTTTCAGATTTGATATGAACTGGATTGAACATTTCAATGGTTTTAATAATTTGGTATCCAACAAAATTATTATATGATTCTAGCTGATGGCGCACTAAGCGCTCCAAATGTTGGTCCCTGAAATATGAGTCAATAATAGACCAAGGGGTTTCAATATAAGGGTCTACAAATACTTTCTTTAATTCTTGGTTTAAATCATGATTTAAATCTTCTTTTGGTGATTGCGACATATTATTTGTATTTAGATTCTGTGTATTATTGGTTGTTAATGATATCATTTCTTAGACTATTTTATATTTCAATTTATTTTTAAATGGTTTTTTATAATATTTAAAAATAAAATAACAATATATATTATAATGTCAGAACAATTCAATACAATTGACAAATATATAAATGTAAAAACAGCATTTGGGTACCAAAAAAAACCAAATCCTAATTATATTGCAACAAACGGTGAAATACCTACAGTCCAGCGCACAATAGCACAGGTAGATGCAGATAGAATGAACCAAGATAGCATTAATGTACAGAATACAACAGAAGCCAAGGGGTTTGGAGTATTAGGAGGTTATTCAAGAAAAGGTAAAAAAATGCGTTCAAAAAAAAGGAGAAATAACAGTAAAAAATCATTAAGATCCAGAAGACATAAAAGAAGACAAACAAAACGGTCAAGAAGATAAATTACAATTTAGATATAACAAGTTGTTATAGAAAAGATATAAATATTATTTAACTATAATATTTATTGACAATGAGCAAAAAGTATAGATTTAAATCATCTACTGATGTAAATAACTATAATAATTTTTTGTTGGAATTAGATACTAAAAATACAAATACAAATACAAATACAAATACAAATACAAATATTTTATCCGACTATGTAAGAGAAATAAACAAATCATTTGATAATAATGGGTTTAATAGTTTGGATAAACTTGCCATTTTATGTAATGCAATAGACCCTAATGAGTATCAACGAGTACTAGACACTAAATATATAATAAACCCTATAATAAAATCTATAATAAACCCTATTATAAAACCTATTATAAAGAATCATATAAATATCCAAATGGAAATAGATAATATTGGCGATTTATTAAAATTAATTGAGTTGTATCCAGACGATAAAGAAACGAAATATAATATTAATATGACTACGTTACATAAAATTAAAGAACCATTAATAGATTTGAATAATATGATAGGTATGAAATGTTTAAAAGAAAATATTGTGGATCAAATATTATTTTACATACAAAATTTACATAATACAAACAATACAAACAATACAAACAATACAAACAATACAAACAATACAAATACAAATACAAATACTGATTTTATGCATACTGTAATTTATGGTCCTCCTGGTACCGGTAAAACTGAAATAGCCAAGATTATGGGACAAATATTTGCCAAAATAGGTATCTTAGATAAAGGCACATTTAAAAAGGTTACCAGAAGCGATCTTGTAGCTGGTTTTCTCGGTCAAACTGCGATTAAAACAAAGGATGTTATAAAAGAGTGTTTAGGTGGAGTATTATTTATAGATGAAGCTTATTCCCTAGGCAGTCCTGAAAAGCGCGACTCATTTTCTAAAGAATGCATTGATACGCTTTGTGAAGCCCTTAGTGACCATAAAGACAATTTAATGGTAATTATAGCTGGATATGAAACCGAATTGAATGAATGTTTTTTTAACAATAATCAGGGACTTAATTCGCGGTTCACATGGCGCTTCAAAACAGATAATTATTCAGCAGAAGATTTGTATCATATTTTTATTAAAAAAGTGAAAAATGCAGGTTGGGATCTTTTTATCATTGATAATGAAACTATCAATGTAAAATGGTTTGAAAAACATAAAAAATCATTCAAATTTTATGGAAGAGATGTAGAAACTTTATTTGCAAAGGTAAAAATTGCACATTCTAGGCGAGTATTTTGCTTAGATGAAACAATTAAGAAGAAAATAACTTTGAAAGATATGGATAAAGGCTTAGATATGTTTTTAAAGAATGATACAACTGAAAATAAAAACAAGGCAGATATGCAAAAGGTTATTTCAAGTATGTATATGTAAACAGCGAATAAAAAGAATAAAGACAAAGAAATAAATAAGAAATAAATAAGAAATAAATAAGAAATAAATAAGAAAAGAATATGTTTAAAATTGATTATGAAAATGTGTTTTTAATATAATGTCAGCAAATACTAAAAAAACAATACAAATAAATCCAGAATTATTCAGGATGGGTGGTAGCAAAACGCGCAAGGTTCGTGAAAAAAAGGAACTTGTTTTGTCGCCAATTGTTAGTCCAAATAATTTAAAAAACAAACTATTAAAGCGCATTAAAGAACATAAAACAAAGGAGTTAACTGATATTAAGACGAATAATGAATCTAAAACAAATTCTAACGCGAATGCGAACGCAAATTATAGTGATGAATTTTACGGCGCATTAAATTATTTATCTGATTTATCTAAAAATAAACGGAAGGATAATGAAAAAGAACGACAACAGCAGCGAATCCATAATACAACACTTAAAAATAATATTCCAATGCCTAATCCTAATTTTAATCCATATATGTCCTCTATTATAGCACCATCTCCATATGTATCATTAGAATTGCCAACTGAATTGCAAGAGCCTTCAATAAGTCCTTTGATAAAACCTTCTATAAATTCATTTGTAATGCCTTCTTCAGGAATTATGAATATGAAATATATACCCAGTCCAGATGTTCCTTATGGTTGTTTAAAGGGTGGTTCAAAACCATCTTATAGGTCTTGGATACAAACAAGAAAAAACATTGATTTACCTGATTTATTGAAAACTAATGATATAAATATTAATGCTTTAAATATTAATGCTAGACCTCCAACTCCGCCAAAAAGAAGTTCGTTTGATAATTCTGTAATTTCTAATTCTAATTCTAATTCTAATTCTAATTCAGCAATAAATTTATCTAGAGACCAACGTTTAGAACAAATAAAGAATAAATTAAGGAAGATTCAAGAACAGGAAAATGGACATAAACCAGAAGTTCAGAATTTAGCCAAAAATTTAGCAATATTGGAACCGATTTCACAGATTGGTTCTATAATAGAAGATTTACCACAATTTGACTCGGATACTCCATCTAAAATACAAGAGATACTAAAGGATGTTCCTGTACTTGAACAAAAAGATCCAGAATTAAAAAAATATGTAAAGAAAACAATTCGGCGTAAATTTACACTAGGACGATCAGATAAAATGCGCAGAGTCGGTGTTTTGTTAAAGGATAAACAGACTAGAAAAAATGTAATAAATGCTCAAAAAGAGCTGAAAAAAACTAGTATAACTGATGTTCGTAAATATTTGAGACAACATGGAATCATTAAGGTAGGAAGTACTGCTCCAAATGATATTTTACGAAAAACATTTGAATCTGCAATGTTGGCCGGTGAAGTAACTAACATGAATAAAGATGTATTACTACATAATTTTTTGAACGAAGAAACTGTGGTATAATTGTTTTCTCTTGTTATGTTAAGTTAATTTATTATAAAATGGAAACTACTAAAAATGACCTTACACCAAATGCAAAAAAATTCTTTCATAATTTAAGTGAATATTTAGAAACAAAAATGTTATATTATGGAAGCATTCAGCGTTCAGATTATGTTCCAGGTAAAAGTGATATTGATGTTGATATATTCACTGATAATGAATACAGTTTAATGAGTAAAATGCAACATTATCTACATTTGAATAAATCTAAATTCAAAAAGGTTGTATACATAATAGATAATAAAACAACGAATGGATATAAGGTAAAATATGAAAATAAATCAGAACAACTAAAGGTTGAATTCGCAATTTACAATGAAAAATTTAAGGATATTATTATCAAAGAACATACTAGAAAAATGGCATTGCCATTATATATTACTATTTTGCTATGCATATTAAAAACATTTTATTATAAAATACCAATTTTATCAAAATCAATATATATTAATACAAAAAATAGAATATTGGATTCTATTAATAATCCAGATATGAATATAAAATTTATAGTTCTAGATGAACAATAACATCAATAAATATATTTTTAGTTACGTGTATATTTTTTCACATTTTACAATTTATAAAATGCGAAAAAAAGGAAAAAGGGGAAAGAGAAAATAAAAAGGTATAAAGACATCTTAATATAAATATATATTAACACTTACATTAGATGTCATTTATTAAAGATTATTTTGTTTTAACAAAGCAATATATTGACGAATATGGTCAAAACACTATTTTATTAATGCAATGCGGTGCCTTTTTTGAAGTCTATGGTCTGAAAGACAAAAATGACTTAATATACGGCAGTAATATTTGCGACTTCTCAAGAATTTGCGACCTAAATGTAGTGGATAAAAAGGTCTGTGTTGGCAATGATTGCGTCGTTTTAAGTGGATTTAAAGACCATCTTGTAGATAAATATATAAAGAAGTTGCAAGACAATGGGTACACGGTTGCAGTGTATGCGCAAGATGATGAAACTGTGGCTGGTCAAATAACACGGTCTCTACTTGGCGTCTTTTCACCTGGTACATATTTTTCAGTTGATACAGACACAATAACTAACAAAACATGTTGCATTTGGATACAAACGCGAAAAAAAGGGTTATATTCTTTACTAAATTCATCTAATTCGTGCAACTATGTTGTTTATGTAGGAGTTGCTCTTATTGATATTTATACTGGCAAAACATGTATTATGGAATATTCGGAGCAATATATAAAAAATCCTACTACTTTTGACGAATTGGAGCGATTTATTTCAATCCATTGCCCTAGTGAGACAATTATTATTTCCAATCTAGGTAAAAATGATATTGATGATATTGTTAGTTATATAAATATTAAGAGTAAGGCTGTTCATTTTGTTAGTTTATTGGAAGAAGATCTAATAAATATAACAACTACTAATACTACTACTAATACTACTACAAAATATAATAATAAAAACGTGGTTAGAGCAATAAATTGTGAAAAACAAATATACCAAACACAGCTACTAACAAAGTTCTATAAATTCAATGATCTTACTGCATTTATGACAATATTTAATGATACTGTATATGCTACTCAGGCATTCTGTTATTTGTTAGATTTTATTTACCAACATAATCCAAATCTTGTCTATAAAATTTCTGAACCAACAATAGAAAATGAAAATGACAGATTAGTTCTAGCAAATCATTCATTAAAACAACTAAATATTATTGATGACGATACATATAGAGGCAAATACTCATCAGTTGTCAAAATGTTGAATGAATGTATTACGCCAATGGGTAAGCGCAAATTTGCCAATTGTTTTTTAAACCCGGTTACTGATATCAAATATTTAGAAGCTGAATATAATATTATTGAAAGTCTACTAATGAATATGAATAATTCTATTGGTAATTCGGACGAATATACCGTAGTCAAGCAAATGTTGTCCGGATTCAAAGACCTGGCAAAAATAAATAGACAAGTCATGTTGAAAAAGGTAGCACCAAAATTCATATATCAGTTATACAGTGGTATGATTACAAGTAAAATGTTATATAATTTTGCACTTGGAAATCATACCTTAACTGAATATTTAAAGGACAAAATGGGTTCCAGTTTTAAACATTTGTTAGTATACATTGTTGAAATATCAACATTTTTAGATAAAGTCTTAATAATGGATTTATGCAAGGATATTGACAACATTCATAAGATTGAACAAAGTTTTATTAGAAATGGCGTTGACTCGGATCTAGATAATAAAATAATGACACTAATGGAATCGGAAGACCAGCTAGAATGTTGTAGGTCATATTTTAGTTCTATTATTGCAAATTACGAGTCAAGTGGTAAGAAAAAAGGTAAGAAAACAATATTAATTGACGACGATGATACAAGTATAAGTGCAAGCGATTCATTTGTAAAAATACACGAAACAGAGAAGAACAATTTCAGTCTTATCGCTACTGATAGGAGATGTAAAATATTGGAAGAGGTTCTAAATTTAAATAAGAGTAAAACAGTTATTCTAACATATAAATCATCTTTTTTCAAAGAAGACCGGCAATTTGAATTGGAAATAGGTAAAGATGTTATTGATATCCAGAAACAGTCCGCAAGTAATCGTTTTATTACTAGTCCGCAAATAACTAAGTTGTGCAAGTCTGTTAGTTCAATCAAAATTAATCTAATTGATACTGTTGCTAAAGTTTACTCTAATATAATTAATGATTTAGAACAGTTCCAGGACAAAATAGAAGTTGTTTGTGAGTTTATTACTTATATAGATATGGCTTATGCGAAGACGTATATTGCATGTAAATATAATTATTGTAAACCGACAATTTGTAAATTAGAGGACAGTCGTAAACCGACAATTTGTAAATTAGATGTAAAATTAAATGTAAAATTAGATTTAAAGGAAAAAGACAAAGACTCTAAAAAATCCTATATAAAAGCACAAAATTTGCGACACTGTCTAATTGAAAAAATCCAGCAATCAGAACTTTATGTAGCTAATGATATTACAATTGGTAATAATGAAACCGATGGTATTCTGCTTTATGGGACCAATGCTGTCGGAAAAACCAGTCTTATCAGAGCGCTTGGTATTAGTGTTATAATGGCACAATCCGGACTATATGTGCCTGCATCGTCATTCACATTTTACCCTTATAAGTACATTTTCACCCGTATATTAGGCAACGATAATTTATTCAAAGGGCTATCCACATTTGCAGTTGAAATGTCTGAACTAAGAACTATTTTACGATTAGCTGATGATAGAAGTCTTGTTTTAGGTGACGAATTGTGCTCCGGAACAGAAAGCACTAGTGCTATAAGTATTTTTGTTGCTGGTGTCCAAACGCTTTATAAAAAGGCATGCTCTTTCATATTTGCTACACATTTGCACGAAATTGTTAGTTATGATGAGATTACTTCTTTGCAAAGTGTGAAATGTAAACATATGTCTGTAATTTATGACAAGGCAAATGATACCCTTGTTTATGATAGAAAGCTGAAGGATGGACCTGGCAACAATATGTATGGCCTTGAAGTATGTAAGTCGCTTAATTTACCGCAAGATTTTTTAGATATGGCATATAATATTAGAATGAAATATAAGCCAGAATCAAATAGTTTGTTAGACCAAAAGAAGTCACATTTTAATGCAAAACATATAAAAGGAATGTGCGAGAAATGTGGCAAAAATATGGCTACAGAAGTTCATCATTTACAATATCAACAAGATGCTGATAACAAGGGACTCATTGACAATGTAGTAGAAGGTCTAAGCTTTCATAAAAATCATCCAGCCAATCTGTTGAGCTTATGTGATGCATGTCATGATGACATCCATAAAAGCGGCACTAAAATGAAAAAAGTCAAGACGAGCAAGGGGACTATTGTTACTACTTTGTAAATTATATATAAAATTGAAAATTAAAATTGTTAAAAATGAAATCTAAAAACATAAACTTAATTAAATTATAAAAATGATATTTTATTCAGATAAAATTATTGATGAAATTATTGATAATAATGAGTTGGACGAAATTATTGATAAAACCGACGAATTCAAAAATGAGATTGACATGATATTTACATATTTTGCTTATCCAAAAATAAGTTTGGATTATATTCAGAATTTGTTAAAATTTGAGTCAAATAAAGCGGCATTTTATTGCATGGATGATACATTTGATATTCGTAATTGCCCTTCATGTATGATATACTCAAAACAAAATAAGAAAGGGAGCAATGAAATCATATATTATATTATGATGATTTGTACTGAGAAAAAATTTAAGAAAATGGGTTATGCGACAGCTCTCCTAAATGGATTTTTAGACAGAGTGAAACAAGATTCATCTTCTTCTACAAAGAAAACAAAAATTGTGCTCAGTTCAGTTGATGAAGTTGTATCATATTATCAAAAATACGGTTTTGAAGTTGTTGATTACACATTAGAGAATTATCCATATTTAATGTATTTTGAAAAATATGATGACACTAAAATATATACTATTATGGAGTTGAATGTAAAATAATAAATTCTTATTAGATTTATTATTTATTATTAGATTTATTATTTATTATTATTATTTGATTTATAGTTTAAGATTCTTCTTGGTTTTATTAAATAGACTAAGAATTTTATCAGCTGATTTCTGGATAAAAGGCACAGATTTTTTCGCTACAACTGTTACTTTAGAACCGACATTTTCTAATCCAGCCTTAACCTTTGGTGCATATTTCTTTGTCGTTGTTTTTGCTACATTGTAACCCTTTGACAATGATTGTTTAACCATATTTCTTCTTTTAGATGATTTGTTTTGTCTTTTAGACGACTTATTATGTCTTTTGATAGCCATTATAAAATATATGTATATTATTATATTTTATTATACTTTGTTTTATTATATTTTATTATACTTTGTTTTATTATATTTTTTATTATATTTTTCATTTCTAAATATAGAATATATGAACGCAATCATAAGTTTTTTAAATGACAATTACATATATATTATAACTATTATAGCCATTGTTCTTAGTTTGTTAGTATATATTAGTTTTAACAAGATAGAAATGGATAGAGTAACTGATAAGAAAGTAGTACAGACAGTTACTGTAGAGACTTTTATAAATGGTATAAATGATGGTATAAATGATGGTATTCCAGACAAAAACATTTTATTTCAATCCACTCCATACACTGAAACAGACTCGGAAGAAAAAGAGTTAGACTTTAATGGTGCAAATAGTTTTTGTGAAAACTACAGAGGTCAATCAGGTGAACTAAACAAGGCCTGTGAATATTTAACAAACGACAATTGCAAATCATCATCTTGTTGTGTATTAGTTCAGGGCTCAAATGGCAACAAATGTATGGCTGGGTCGGCTAATGGCCCTACATACAAGAAGGACGTTGACGGCAATTTGATTTCAATTGACTCCTACTACTATAAAGGGAAACAATATACAACCATGAAATAAACAACATTGCACACTTTGCTTGGACGTTGTTTTTATTACATGATGCTAATATATGGTGAACATTAATGTACAAAATACTGTGCATTATGTTGTAATATGCATTGGAACCAGATCAACTCTTATATATATAGCTAAGACTACACCATCTTATGCTGTTTACCTTGGATTATTGTACCTTATAGTTTCTATTCGTGTTTTTTATATGTTTTTATTAGGAAATATAGAGAACGCAGTAGATAAAAAACCAGATTGGTTTAATAATTTGAGACCTATTCATGGGTTTATTTACTTTGCATTTTTTTATTATTCTATACGCGGATATGATGATGCTTGGAAAATCTTATTGGTAGATACGGTTTTTGGAGTAACTACGTTTATAGGCCATAATATTCAAAATTACTATATATTAGATGACACGCAATCTTCAAGTTGTCCCTTTATGAGGGAACCTCCACCTATGAGGGAACCTCCACCTATGAGGGAACCTCCACCTATGAGGGATGTAGTATAATACTTTATAATAATATGTACAATTTTGATTATTACACAAATAGAACTCTTGTATATAGAAGATGATGAAAAATAAAAAAATTGATTTAAAAATAATCATTTAAAAATAATATACATATATATACAAAGATGATTATCCCTATAAAATGTTTTACATGCGGAACTGTTTTGGCAAACAAATATCATTATTACAGCGAGGAAGTTAGAAAGAGAAAAATGGCAAAGGATTTACACGTTGATAAGGTGATTTATTTGACGTCAGAATATAGCGAAAAGACTCCTGAAGGTGAGGTCCTAGATGAACTTAAATTGATGAAAATGTGTTGCAGGCGCCATATGCTAACCCATGTGGATATTGACTAATGCGTTTATTTATAAAATCAATTATAAAATCAATTATAAAATCAATTATAAAATCATATAAATATTCTTTTTTTATTTGTATATAATAAATGACTACTAGGAAAAAACATAGAGGTAATAAGAAACAAAAAGTATATAACATGAAAGGGTGTTCTAAAACACATAAAAGAAGATATACTTTAGGCGGACATAAACGGGTAAGAAGAGGCGGGTCTAATGCTCCTATTGCTCCATTAGCATTTCCTTATAAAGGTAAAGGTGGAGGCGGATGCGGATGTGGATCATGTCCTTTAAAAGGCGGTTCATGTCCATTAAAAGGCGGATCATTTTATAAGACAGATTTACAGCCTGTACCTGCTCCGCTTGTAGGTAAACCATGGCTGCCTGCGGTAGTCGGATGGCCTGGAGTAGATGGTGTTGATAGTGGCCGCAATTATCTTGCCAATAATTTGTATAAAAACGATCCCCAGACAATGATGAAATTGGATGGTGGTTCAAGAAAAAATAAGTCAAGAAAGGTTAGAGGTGGCGGATTAATGCCTCAAGAGTTTGTTAATTTAGGCAGAGATTTATCATTCAATTTGAAAAGTTCATTAAATTCATTTAATGGATACCAAGCGCCTGTAAATCCTAAACCATATATGGACCAATTCCCTAATCCCCTTTCAATAAATAAAATGTTTTAAACTTGTATAAATTTATATATTTTCTATACTTATCTTATTATAATGGCTTTTCCAAATAAATTAAGTCAATTGTGTACTCCATCTCTTGTTTACTTTGTTATTTCATTTATTGGAATTGCGCTTGCAGTAATCCAAAATATATCCCACCAAAATAACAATAGATATTCTTTAGGCAGTTTCTCTTGTCAAGTTCCCAGTTGTATTTCCGTATTTGTTATAAAGATTATCTACGTTTTATTTTGGACTTGGGCTCTTAATTTGATGTGCAAAGATGGTCACGTTGAGGTCGCTTGGTTCTTGGTTTTGTTGCCGTTCATTCTTTTAGCTATCATTCTTGGACTCGTTATGATGAACCAAAAGAAGAAGAAGAGTAAAAAGGAGGAACTAAGAGCTAATGTAGGTGGAGCTAGACCAGCATGTCGCATGGGTAGCTGTCAAATGTAATGTAATGGAATGTAACATAATATTTTATATAGACTATATATAAAATATGACCAATTTGCAAAATATTCTAGGATTATTTATCGTTTTAGTAATTGCGCTTTCAATGGGACTACAGTTTTATAATTCAAATTTTAGTAAAGAAGGATTTCATAATAAATATTATACTGGCAGTGATTTAGATTATGTGCCAACTATAAATATTCCAAATGGAGATAAATCTGGCAACTTACGATATCCTGGTTTAAAATATCTTGGTGTAGCAAATGACCCTAGAGCAAATAATTCCGAGTCAATTGTTAAACATAGTATATTTGATGATACACCGGCTTACTAAAAAAGAATAAAAAGAATAAAAAGAAGAAAAGAAGAAATATTATACATTCATATTATATAGTTAAATGCATAATATTAAAAGGGTAAAAAATGGTATCTCATATGAAATGAATGGCTGGTTATATGTATCTATTAAGGGTAAACCTAAGGAGCGTGGTTATGCATATGGTAAACTGGTTGCCGATGAAATGAAAAAGGTTCAGAAGATTCAGGAATTCATTACATATTTTGATTACGGTGTCAAGTGGGACTTCTTTATTGCAGTCGCAGCTAAACACTTTAAGCCGAAGATTATGGAACAATTTCCTGAATTCTATGAAGAAATGGTCGGCTTCTCAGAAGGATGTACTGCTGCTGGCACCAAAATGTCTATTGATGAAGTTATCGCATGGAATAACTCTATGACCATAACCGGCAGTTGGTTCGCCAATATGCCGGAAGAGGAGCGCATTGCTGTAAGAGGATCGGCTACTTCTAACACATCGTCTTCAAAAGAAGGCGGAGCCGCTGATAAATGCAGTGCTTTTATGGCAAATGGCGACTGGACTGCCGATGGCAAAATTGTCGTCGCTCATAATAATTTTAGTAATTTTGTTGACGGACAATTGGCGCGTGTTGTTCTAGATTTGAAGCCTGAAAAGGGGAATCGTATGCTTATTCAGGGGTTTGCTGGTTGGATATGGTCTGGCACTGATTTCTTCGTGACATCTAAAGGCATTATCGGCACTGAAACTACTATTGGCGGCTTTAACGCTTACGAAAATAATATTCCTATATCGTGTCGTATTAGAAATGCGATGCAATATGGAAATACATTGGACGACTATGTAGAAATGTTATTAGACGGCAATTCCGGCGACTATGCGAATTCGTGGTTATTCGGCGACACAAAGACAAATGAGATTTTGCGCTTGGAGCTTGGTCTACGTTTTCATAATGTTGAGCGAACGAAGAATGGGTATTTTATCGGGTTTAATGCGCCATATGATCCCCGTATTCGTAATCTTGAATGCGTTAATACTGGATTTGACGATATTAGACGCCATCAGGGAGCACGTCGTGTCCGTCTTGATGACTTGATGGACGAATGGAAAGGTAAAATCAACATTGATGTTGCTCAAAAAATATTGTCCGACCATTATGATGTGTATTTGCACAAGGAGAATCCGTGTTCTAGAACAGTTTGCTCGCACTATGATATGGATGCGCGTGAATATATGTCTGACCCATCAAGACCCAAACCTTATCAGCCTCGTGGTGCATTAGATGGCAATGTTTGCGACACGGCAATGGCTAAAAATATGTCCTTTTCTCTGCGTTGGGGTAACTCCTGCGGAATCCCATTTGACAAGAATAAGTTCTGTGATGAACATAGGGAGTGGGCTTATCTAAGAGAATATTTGGACGACAGACCGCAACAACCATGGACAACATTCACTATAACAAATAATTTAAACAAAACTAACAAATCTAACACAATGGGTAACAGACGACTTCATAATAAGAAATCTAAGACTCTAAAGGTGAAACACTAACAAATATCATTTTGTAAAACGTATTAAACATTGCTATTGTAATTATTATAATAACAATGTTACTCTATATTGCTCTAATTTATATTATTATTTCGCAAACAAATCACAACCATGCTATTTTGCAAGACTATTTCCATTTAAATAATAGTGAGTGGAATATAATTGGTAACAAAAATGTTACTGCGGCGGAATTTAAACCATTTAATTTGAATGGATTAATGTCTAATTTTATAATTGGAAGGGATAAACTGATCAATGTGGATTATAGAAACAAAGATGACACAAATCTATGGTTCTTCAGTAAACATTTTCCTACAAATTTTGATTTGCATAATGCCAGTATTTTTTCATTTACAATGTCTAGTTTTGTAGGCGATTTTAAGAAACTGAATTATGAAAATAGTTCGGTTTCCGCTTTAATTAAACTAATCAATAATGTAACCAATGAATCTGTGATTTTTCCTATAAGGAATCTAATAATAGATTATAGCAAAAGCATTAGCAAAAGTAAAAGCATTAGCATTAGCAACAGTACAAAATACAATGGGTCATTGCAACGATTCGTAATTCCTATGGTCAATAGTTTGTGGCTAAACGGCCAAGATTACTCGTATATTGCTTTCAATCATTTCAAACGGATTCTACAAAATGTGACTAGGATTGATATTTTGGGTGATTGGACTCAAGGAAATGAAACTATGGCGCTTGATAATGTTTTAATTAGTTAGAATAAATTATAATGTTTTATATATTTTTACAGAAAATTATTATATTATATTAAGACATTTATGAGTTTTTATATATTGCTAATATATCAATGTTTAGCAATGAAGAAAACTCAAAAAAACTAACAAGTTATAGTTGTGACAAATGTGGATTTAATACGTGTAATAAAAATGATTATAAAAGACATACTCAAACAACTAAACACAAAATCAATATGTTTCAATGTATTTCAATCAAAAAAACTCAAAATAAAGAAAACTCCTCTTTTGAATGTAATTGTGGCAAAATATATAAAGATAATTCTGGACTTTGGAGGCATAAAAAGATATGTAATTATGAAAATGTTATATTGCATAAGGAACCAACTAACAATGAAATAATAGACATAATGAAGATTCAAATGATTGAAAATCAAGAACTGCGAAAGTTACTAGTGGAACAGCAAAAACAAATGAGTGAATTCATTACAAATTCACACAATATAACTAACAATAATACAAATAATATAAAGTAAAACAATTCATTTAATTTACAAGTGTTTCTCAATGAATATGCAATTATCGGACCTTGATAATCTGTTTAATTAGTTGATTTATCTAGGTGAAACTGTGTATTTTTATATTTGTATTATTTGTTACCATATTCAGTCACAATTATATAAAAGCATATATATTCTCTATTTTTTGAAAAGTGAAGAAAAGTGTTAGCCAAGAGTAAAAAGGGAAATGAAAATTGGACATTTCTTGGACATTTATAAATGTCCATTTTTGAGAAACCAAATAAAGTCTTGAAAAAGACGGTTTTTTTCGGGCTTCTGAGCATATGCATCACAAATGTGTTTTTACAGTGCAATATTTTGTGATGCTATTTTTTTGCATTTTTTACAGAAAATTATTATATTTCATTATATTAAGACAGAATGGAAAACGTGGACATTTATAAAACGCAAAAAAACGCAAAGGATTTTATATGCGAATCATGTGACTTCAAATGTAGCAACAAATTTGATTATTCGCGCCATTTATCTACTCGTAAACATTTTCTCAGTGTCAATGGAAATGACATGGAAAACGTGGAAACCCAAAACACGTGTTTTAGTTGTCAATGTGGCAAAGATTATAAATCACTTAGTGGACTATGGAAGCATAAAAAGATATGTAATTATGAAGAACCTGCAACAAATAATGAAAATGTTATATTGCATAAAGAACCAACTAACAATGAAATAATAGAAATAATGAAGATACAAATGATTGAAAATCAAGAACTGCGAAAGTTACTGGTGGAACAGCAAAAACAAATGATTGAATTAGCTACAAATTCAAATAATATAACTAATAATACAAATACTAATAATAATTGCAACAATTCATTTAATTTACAAGTGTTTCTCAACGAGAAATGTAAGAATGCATTAAATATGAGCGAATTCATTGATACAATTAAGATGCAATTGTCAGACCTTGAGAATTTTGCTCAAGATGGTTATGCAGATGGTGTCTACAAAATTTTTGTAAAGGGATTAAATGCATTAGATACATATTTGAGACCAATACACTGCAGTGATTTGAAACGAGAGACGTTGTTTATTAAAGACAATGATTGTTGGACAAAGGAAACAGATGAAAAACTAGTTCTAAAAAATGCGATTAAAAGGGTAGCATTCAAAAATATAAAGCAAATAAATGAATGGATTTTGGAGAATCCTGGATGTAAAGATCCAAGAACAAAGAAATTTGATAAATATAACAAAATAGTAATGAACTCAATGTCTGGAACAACAATTAAAGAACAGCAAGACAATATTGATAAAATTGTGAAAAACATTACAAAAGCTGTTATAATTGAAAAAAATGCATTGAAATAATAATGCATTATATTTTTTCTAATTTACTATGATCCACCATGTGAAACGTAGTAAATTCCAATCTGTTATTTGACACATGATAATGTGCAAAATAATTAGCTAGGTGAAAATAATGGATTTTTATATTTGATATTTTGTAAAATATTTAAACATATTTTATATATTTATAACAATAGAATATGACAAAAGAAGATTCTGATTACTCAAATACGATTATTTATAAAATTACATGTAAATCCCCTAATATAACAGATATATATGTTGGTCATACAATAAACTTTGTTCAAAGAAAATATACACATAAACAAAGTTGTTGTAATAAAAATGCTCCTATTTATAAGTGTAAATTATATGAAACAATTCGTAATAATGGTGGTTGGATTAATTGGAAAATGGAAATATTAAATTTCTTTAACTGTGCTGACCATTTTGAAGCAAGACAAAAAGAACAAGAATATTTTGAATTATTGAATGCTAATTTAAATAGTATTGAACCACTTCCAAAGGCAAAGGCAAAGATACAGTTGGTACAATGTAATAATATCCAATCAGAACCAGAATCAAATGAAAATATCATAGGTTTTAACAGTTCAAAGTCCGATTTGTATGAATGTAAAAAATGTGATTATAATTCATCACGATTAAGTCAATATGAAAGACATTTGCAAACCAATAAACACTTTAGATTAACAAATACTAAAGCACACTCACATGAAGGTTCAAATTATATGTGTCATAATTGTAAGAAAACTTATAAACATCAATCTAGTTTGTGCAAGCATTTTAAAAAGTGTAACAATAGTAACATCAATGGTATAATCAATGATTTTGAAAATAAAATTAATAACAATCAATCATTTGATAAGAATCTAATTGTTGAATTACTAAAACAAAACCAAGAATTACAAACACATATTATTGAGTTGACATTACAACATCACTAACAATAATATATAATATAAATGCACTGAAATAAAAATACATTGAAATAATTAACAAATAAAAAACTTAGTTATATATTATAAAAAACATTATAAAAATATATAACATTATATTATTATAATGGATACAATCGCTTGGAATCTAATTGACAAATATTTTAAAGACAATCCGTATAATTTAGTTGCCCACCATTTAGACTCATATAACGACTTCTTTGGCAAAGGTATTTTTCAGATTTTTCGTGAAAATAATCCTATAAGATTTATTGAGAGAGAGGAACAACAAAAGCAAATCAGTGAATTAGGTCAAGTAACAGTCAAAGGCAGAAACGAATGCTTCTTGCATCTCGGTGGCAAAAATGGCGACAAATTATACTTCGGTAAACCCGTTATATACGACAGTAATATGGACAATGGCGAATCATATCCGCATTTTATGTATCCAAATGATGCTCGTTTAAGAAACATGACATATGGTACAACTATCCATTATGATGTTGATGTAGACTTTGTTTATTATGAAGGAGACCAAAAAATAGAACAAACTATTACACTAGAGAAAATATATCTAGGACGTTTTCCTATTATGACCCATTCAAATCTGTGTATATTAAAAGGTATTACAACTGAAGCCCGGTTCAATTTAGGTGAATGCCGTAATGATTTTGGTGGCTATTTCATTATTGATGGCAAAGAAAAGTGCATTGTTAGTCAGGAGAAATTCGCAGACAATATGCTTTATGTTAGAAAAAATAAGGATGACAATACATACAGCTATTCGTGCGAAGTTAGATCCGTTTCAGAAGACAGTTCAAAACCAATTCGTTATTCGTCTGTCAAAATTGTGGCGCCAGATGCATCCTATTCTAACAACCAAATCGTTGTTGATGTGCCAAATGTGCGAAAACCTATACCACTATTCATTTTAATGAGAGCATTAGGCATCGTATCTGACAAGGCTATTATTGAATGTTGTTTACTGGATTTAGATACAAATTCCAATATGATTGACTTGTTTATACCATCAGTTCACGATGCAAACAAAATATTTACACAACAAACGGCTCTAGAATTCATCAAGACATTTACAAAGAGACAAACTGTATCAGCTGTATTAGAGATTCTTATGAACTATTTTTTACCTCATGTTGGAGAAGACAATTTCTTAAATAAAGCTTACTATGTTGGGTTCATGGTTAACAAATTATTGCGCGTGTTTATGAAGCGAGAAAAACCGACTGACCGCGACAATTTCAAGTTCAAGCGTGTTGAAATGTCTGGAACACTTATTTATGACCTGTTTCGTGAGTATTTTTTGATACAAAATCGTGGCATCTTTTTGAAAATGGACAAGGAATTCTATTACCATCCAGGAAAATACAGAGCCAATTTTGCATCGCTTGTCCAAGACAATTACAAGGAGTTTTTCAAGGAGCGCATTATTGAAGATGGTTTCAAAAAGGGTTTCAAAGGAAACTGGGGCGCAGACCCCAATACAAAACGTCTAGGTCTAGTCCAGGATCTAAACAGACTGTCATGGTTCACATTTATGAGTCATTTGCGCAAAATTAGTCTGCCATTAGATCCTACAGCAAAAGTAGCAGGTCCGCATTATTTGCACGGGTCGCAATGGGGTATTATTGACCCTGTTGACACACCTGATGGTGGAAATGTCGGTCTACATAAACATATGGCAATTAGCACAGTAATTACAAACGGATTCTCATCGGGTCCTTTGATTAAGTGGTTAAGAGCTAATACGCCTCTAAAATTAATCCAAGAATGTAATTCAAAAATGCTTGCTACTGCCACCAAACTGTTTGTTAATGGCAATTGGGTTGGTATTATTGAAAACCCTATTGAAAATGTGAATACATTGAAGCTATTTAGACGCAATGGTGTAATACCAATTTACACAAGTATCTCGTTCAGTTTTGAATCCAATGTTGTTTATATTTACACAGATAGCGGACGTCTTACTAGACCTGTTTATTATAAAGATACCGATGGTAAGATCAGTTACAATCACGGAACTCTAAGAGAGACCATTTTATCACATCAATACACTTGGAAGCAAGTTGTGGCCGGATTTGAGAAGAAAAGCGATGACACATTCTCTCTAAAAAATAATGTGTTGTACGACACGAATAATTTATATCCTGGCTACAAGTCATTGGACCGATTGCTAGATATGTTGCAACAAAACAAGGGCATAATAGATTATTTAGATACATCAGAAGAAGAAGTCGCACTAATTGCGACCAGACCAGACCAAATAAAGGACAATAAATTTTATACTCATTCTGAAATTGACCCGTCTCTAATGTTTGGCATAATGGGTAATTCTATTATTTATCCTGAATATAATCAATTGCCTCGTGATGTGTTTTCGTGTGGTCAAAGCAAACAGGCTGTGTCTGTATATCACTCAAATTATCAGATGCGTCTAGATAAGATGGGTGTCATTTTAAATTATGGACAAACCCCATTAGTTAAGTCGCGATATTTGCAATATTTGAATAATGAAGAGCAGCCTTATGGTGTAAATACGATTGTTGCTATTATGAGTTACACTGGCTACAATGTTGAAGATGCGATTTTAATCAATGAAGGGTCTATTAAGAGAGGTCTATTTAGAACCACTTATTATACGACATATGAGGCCAGAGAAGAGAGCTCAAAAGTGTCGGGTAATAATGTGAATTCGTTATTCACGAATATTGAGTCCAAACAGAACGTATCGCGTCTGAAAGAGGGATTTGATTACAGCAAATTGGACGCATATGGTCTAGTTAAAGAGAATACCGAAATAGATGACCGAATTGTATTAATTGGTCAAGTCACTTCAACAACAGATAACCAGGGCGAATATTCAGACAACTCTAAGACGACAAAGAAGGGCCAATTAGGATTCGTTGATAAGTCGTTTATTTCGGAGGGCGAGGAGGGCTTCAGAATCGCAAAAATTCGCGTCCGTGAAGAACGTCTGCCTGCAATAGGTGACAAAATGGCGTCAAGAGGGGGACAAAAAGGAACTTTAGGTCTCGTTGTGCCAGAAGAAGACATGCCATTTACGGCTGACGGTGTCAGACCGGATCTCATTATTAATCCACACGCAATGCCATCTCGTATGACAATTGGCCAACTAGTTGAGTGCCTTTTAGGTAAGGCATGCACTTTATATGGCGGCTATGGCGACTGTACAGCATACGCTACAAAGGGTGCCAATTACGATACATATGGCCCAATGTTGACTAAAATGGGATATCATAATTCAGGCAATCAAATAATGTACAATGGTTTCACTGGAGAACAATTGTATTCTGAAATATTTATGGGACCGACATATTATATGCGTTTGAAACACATGGTTAAAGATAAGATTAACTATCGTGCCACAGGTAAACGCAGTGCACTAACAAGACAGACGAATCAAGGCAGAGCGAATGACGGTGGTCTAAGACTTGGTGAGATGGAACGTGATGGTATTATGGCACACGGACTGTCCTATTTCTTGAATGAGTCGTATATGGTTCGCGGCGATGAATATTATATGGCCGTTTGTAATAAAACAGGAGCAATTGCGGTTTACAATTCGGAGCGAAATCTATTTTTAAGTCCGTTTTCAGATGGACCGCTTGTATTTAGTAGTTCAAAAGAAGGCCAACCAGTTCTAGATGCATTTAGTGTTTATGGTAGGTCATTCAGTATTTTGCGCATTCCTTATGCATTAAAATTATTGATGCAAGAGCTACAAGTGTTAAATGTGCAAATGCGTATTATTACCGAAGAAAATGTAGACCAATTACTTAATTTGTCATATCAGTCGCAGAATATTGATAAATTGCTTGGTATAGACCATGGTGAAGATGGTACGGTTAATAGGGAAATTAAAGATATAATAGATAATTATAAGAAGCAAACTAGTGATAAGGTAAAACACAGTGTAATTCCTCCTGTAAAACAGTATGGTCATGAGTCGCCAAGGTCACTTGAAAATGAATCGTTAGAACCGGAACAATATATTCCACAGTCGCCTGAATATAATCCGCAGTCGCCTGAATTTAATCCAAAGTCACCCGATTTTTCTCCTCCTGACCAGTCTGTTCTTGAAAAAGGATTGAATGATGTAAATGATAAATTAGGAGAAATAGGAACAACTGTATCTGACACAATTAGTGGAACATTAGATTCTATAACTAATAGCTTTAATAATTTAACAAATAGTGCCCAATCACAATCTGATGACATATTTAATAAACTATCGCCAGATAAACAAGCGACTCTTCTTAATATGGAAGAAGGGCAGCGTGCAGAAGTAATGTCGCAAATAATTGCAGCTTCAAAACAACAACAGCAACAACAGCAACAACAGCAACAACAGCAACAACAGCAACAATCAGGAGGAGGATTAACGTCATATTTTAATGGGCTACCAGTTCAAAATCAAATTTCTGCATTACAAAATACATATAAAAATATGGCCGCGGAATTTAAACAATTGTCTGGAACAATGAATGCACCGCAAATAACTATTGTAAAGCCACAATCGGCAGCAGAGGCATTATATGGAGGTTCTTTGGGATTGTTTGCTCCTGAATTAGTAGGTGATAAAAATGATACCAATACCAATACCAATACTAATACCAATACTAATACCAATACTAATACCAATACTAATACCAATACCAATACCAATACCAATACCAATAATGAATTAGGAAATGGAGTAAAGGTAGTAAAATTATAAATAAATCAATCAGTCAATTTTAAATATATATTTTAAAATTGAAATAAAAGTAACTCTTGTTTATATTATTATAATATAATAGACAATGGCGACAGTTCAAAATACTAGTAGTTTAATCTCATCCATTTATAAATCCAGAACAATTCTTTTGGAACTAATGAAGATGCAGGGATATGATACAAATGATTATGAAGGTTTTAGTGTGAATGAAGTTAATACAATGAAAGTGAATAACCAATTAGATATGATTTTAGAGAAAAAGGAAACAGATTTGGATTTAAATTATAAGCCAAAGATTTATATCCGCTATTATTTAGCAAAGTCATTAAGACCACAAAACTTACAAGAGATGATTGATGACTTATTTAATATAGAAGAGGTTCTTGGTAAAAACGATACCCTATTTATTGTAGTAAAAGACGAAGTGAATGAAACCTTAGTAAATACATTGAAGCATATTTGGGAGCAAGATAAGATTTTCATAGTCATTCAGAATCTGAAACGATTGCAATTCAACATTATGAAGCACAAATTAGTGCCACCTCATCGTGTTTTAAATAATGCTGAAGTCCTTGTTATAAAACGTAGATATAATGTTATGGATGATGAGCAATTCCCAATTATTTCACGCTTAGACCCAGTAGCGCAGGCAATCGGCATTAGACCGGGTAGAGTATGTGAAATAATTAGGCCTAGTAAGACGGCGATTTTGGCACCTTATTATAGAATATGTATATAAACTTATTAGAATAGAAACTTGTTATAGAATAGAAACTTGTTATAGAATAGAAACTTGTTATAGAATAGAAACTTGTTATAGAATAGAAACTTGTTATAGAAATAGAATAGAATAGAATAGAAACTTGATATATAAATATATTTTGTTTATAATTTAATATACAAAATATATAATATGGACCCCAAAGCAAAACAATTTAAAGAAAAAATAAATAGTATAAATTCCAGTTTTTTATCTGCTTTAGATGATTTTAAAAAATATTATGTGTTTTATCATAAAAATCCAGAGGTGGATGAATATTCTAATCATTTTGTAAATAGTAAGGGTCAATTACAGGCATTAAGTGGCGAAATGTTTGCAACAACTAATATTATTCAGAAGAATATTGTAACATTAAATGACAATATGGAACAAATTTCTAGTAAACTAACAGATGAGAAGGATAAATATACAAAGATGAATAAAATGTTCACAAGTCTAAAAGGGACTGAATCAGGTTCAAATATATTAATTAATGATTCCAAAACCGAATTCAATTTACTGTTTTTTAAGAATATAGAATTATTTATAGGTATATTAATAATTTTAGGACTAATGGTTTCTCCAAAAATGTCAATGATATTGTTAGGTATTGCATTGTTAATTAGTTATAATTTGGGTATAATGAAGATTGTTTTGCCAATAATAGGATATATATAATATCCACGTAAATGTAATATTTTTATAGTATATATTTATTTATAAATGTTATCATTCTTTTCCAGATACCCAACTAACAAATCATATGTTTATAATACCAATTTACCAAATTACATAAGAAAAATAGAAACGAATCAGAAAGAGATATATAAGGGTAAACAAGAAAAACAAGAAAAACAAGAAAAACAAGAAAAACAAGAAAAACAAGAAAAACAAGAAAAACAAGAAAAACAAAGGCAACTGGTTTTACATACAGGAAATTATGAAAATTATGGGAATAATTTATTGATAATCAGTGTGATATTTTTATTATATAATATAATAAAATAAAATAGAACAGACACAATAGTTTTCTATAGCTATATTATATTATGGTTAATACAAATTTGAACTCCGATATATTAAAAATAGATGCATTGGAAAAGGAATATAATGCAGTTTTAAAACAATATGAAGAAGCATATAAGAATTGTAATACCGAATTACAACATAATTTAAACGGGTACAAAACATTTACTGATCGTGCTTATTGGGGAACAGGTGGTCTAACAGAGGGTGCTGTTGGATCGCAAACAGATTGCGAAAATAAGTGCACATCTGATGTAAAATGTACTGGAGCAACATTTAATCCAGGACAAAAATATTGCTGGACTAGAAGTGGAAACGGAACATTATCTCCGGATTTTAATACAACTGTAGCATTGTTGCCAACTGCAAAAGGTTGCGTACTCACATTGCAATCATTAAATAGTCGTTTAATAGAAATTAATAAGGAATTAACATCAGTGATTGATAGCACAAATTCACAATTGGTAACAGAAGAGGCTTCAAAGAATAATTCAAAGGCTCAATTATATAACTATTATAGACAATTGCTTAAAGAACGTTTACATATGAGTGAAATGTTGTCTGATTATAAAACTATTGAAAGTGAAAATGAAAATCAATCTTTATATGTTTTGAGTCAAGATAGCATGTTACGTGTTTGGATATTAACCGCATGTATTTTGATTTTAATTGTTGTAAACAAAATGTTAGGAAATGAAACATCGGTAGTAAAGTTATTTTGGTCAACAATGATGATATTATTACTAATTGCATCGTTTAGCATAAGTAATGCTTCTGGATTCACAGTATGGTGCGCACTTATATTAATAATCGTCTTAATGAAGATGGATATAATCCCTAATCCTAAATAATAAATGTAAAGAATAAATACAAAGAATAAATACAAAGAATAAATACAAAGAATAAATATTTTTGTATTTATCTATATTAGTAATAGTAAATGTCAAACCAAGAAAATTCTGATTTTTTATCTTTAAATCAAGGACATCATTTTAATAAAAAACGTGATGCTCACAACCGTAAGCATAAGTATAAGTTTAAAGAAGGGTTTACTGCAGCACCAGTAACAGCTACAGAATTGCAAGATGCAAAGGATTTAAAGGATTTGCAAGATTTACAAGCACAATATAATGATTTATTAACTCAACATAATAAATTGACTGAGCAAATTACAAATACTAGTCAGGCTAATATGGATAGAATCAGTAGTAATAATCCATATTTAAGTCAAAATATTACATTGAATAATAATAGTCAATTACCAGTTATTGGTTCTGGAACAGGCGGATATGTAACAGGGCAAGGCATGTTTAAAAATTATCCTGATGTTGACACATATAATGCAACTTCTGGTAAAAATGGATGTCCCACTAATTTTATAAAAAATATTCCATTAGACACATATTCAAAAACATTATTGCAAGGTAAGGATATGATTTCAGGTCAATCGTGTGGAAATGAAGGATCCAATGTCTATGTATCACAATTAAATGATAAACCAACATCTACATATATTGGCTGTTATAATAATAATTTACCTCCTTCTACCGAAGTTATGTTTGTGCCAAAAATGAACTCAAGTAATAGTGTGAATGGGTACTATACATACGCATCAAGTGTATTTCAAAATAATAATAATTTTACTGGCCCTTGGAACGCTTTTGATCAAAATATAAATACCTGGTGGCATACTTATACTGATAGCGCTTCTAACAACTATGACGCTAATACTGGTCAATATATTGGGACTACTCAAGTGCCTTTTACAAATTCTAGTGGAGTTCAAACAACAGTAAAGGGCGAATATCTGCAAATTAATTTGCCTGGTGTTGGTACGTCAACTCCGTCAACATATCCTTTAACAAGATATGAAATTCAAGGAAGACAAGGTTGTTGCGGCACACCAAATGGAAGAGACCCAAATACGTGGTATATTTTAGGTTGGACGCCCAGTGGTGGATGGCATCAAGTTGATTATCAAACAAATATATCTTTTAATTGGAAAATGTTATCTTTTAATATTTCAAATCCAGCACCTTATAGTGCTTATTTGATAATAATAACAGTTGCTGGAGATAGTAAAGCGCCTGCCGGTTCAAGAAGTTGCGTTCAAATTGGTCAATGGAATTTATATACAGGCACACCTACAAATAAAAATGCAGGTGACGCGATGATTGATTCAAAATTGGGATATACAACACTTGATAAATGCCAGACATATACAATTGATAATGGTTATCAGTTTTATTCAATGCAAGGTCTGCAAGCGGACGGAACTGCAACATGTTTAGTAAGCAATGATCAAACACAAATCATATCTTATGGTAAAGTAGATAAACAGATAAGTATGATTCCGTTATGGGCGTCAAATACTGTCAGTTGGGCAACTGGTAATATTAAATATACAACTGCTATATTATCAACAACAGGTCAAATAACAGTATCGGCTCCAACTGGTGAAACCAAAACATTAAATGATGCTGACCAGACATGTACTAATGTATATTCACAGACAATAGGATATGATGCAGGAGGTAATGATTTAACATACATGAGTAAAACAACTGTAGATAAATGTAAAACAGAATGTATTAATGATAATAGATGTGTTGGGATTGTAACTAGAAATGACAATGAGTGTTGGATAAAATCAAATATAAACACTCGTCAAAAAAATTCAACTGTGAATTTGTATTCTTTATCACGTCAAAGCACTGGTAGCACATGCTCATTTTTTATGATATTACAATCAGATGGTAATTTTTGTGTATATAAAGGCAGTCCAAGTGACAACAAAGGAGGAGTATGGTGTACTATGACAAACGGAAAACAGCAAAATAAAAATAGTGATTGGGAGTCTTCAAAAGGGAAATATGGTAAACCGTATTTATTATCCGGACAAACATTGGCAGCCGATGAATGGATTGGATCAGATGATGGGAGTTTAAAATTGATTATGCAATCAGATGGCAATCTAGTTTTATATACATCTAGTGTTAAATCAGGATGTTCTATAGATTCAAAAAGTGGAAAGACTTATGGTAATACGAATATAAATGCGGTTTATAAAATGGATAATATTGGTTATAAAAATAATTTAGGCAATGTTGGATATATAGATAAAGATGCTATATTACATCAGTATCCAAGTAAAATGTTAGGCAATTCAACTGAATATTCAATATATGATAATTTTGATTCATGGGGAAATGATATTATTGCGATGAAAACAAATGGTATAGATGGATGTAAGACTGAATGTAATGCAAATGACCAATGTGCGGGGTTTGCTTTTGAAAAAGCCTCTAATATTTGCTATTTGAAGAATTCTAGTATGTATCCAAAAAGTGTTAGACAAACAACCAATAAATTTTCTTTAGGTGTTAGAAAGCCAAAGGTTATAAATAGTAATACAAATACAAATATGACTGAAATAGATAGCATTAGATATGAAAACTATCAAAAAGGAGATAATATTACACCTACTACACAATTTAATCAACCAGTTATGACTGAGAATTTAAGAATTCAATTGGAGCAAAATAAAACCAAACAAGCCAATATATTAAATCAAATTGCAGATAAAATGAAGAAAATGTATGCACATGACCAAAATTTACCGCGGAAAATGAATATGACTAATGATGAATTTAAAAACCAAATAAAACAGTATGATAATGTTAATATATCTGCATCCAAATTATTGAATACTAATAATTCAAATTCAAATTCAAACGTTAATGAAGGTATGCAAAACTTAAATCTAGATGATATAAATGGTATGTTATTAGATTCAGATATGCGCATTTTGCAGGAAAATTATGGATATATATTCTGGAGTATTTTAGCAGTTGGATTGTTAACTGTAACAATGAATGTGATAAAAAAATGAACATATAACAAATAAATAACAAATATAACAAATATAACAAATATAACAAATATAACAAATATAACAAATATAACAAATATAACAAATATAACAAATATAACAAATATAACAAATAAATAACAAATAAATAACAAATAAAACAAATATATAACAAATGAATTTGTATAATTAAATAATATTATTTAATTATATAAAATGCCAGATACAACTATACCAAGAACTCATATTGATTTAGACCAAATGAATGCTGATAATGATACTAACAATGATTATCACGTAAAATGGTCATTAGTAGATAAAATAATGAATAATAAAAATGCAAATGCAACTGCAAATACAAATTCAATCAATTTTTCTCAAGGAACTGAACAAACAATAACCAATATTACAGATTTACAAACAATGGAAATGCAATTATATACCAGTTTAGATAATATTAGCCTAACACAAGCAGAACGCAGTAGTATAATTAATAGAATTAATCAACTTGCTCAAACTAGAATGACATTGTACCAAGGTATTAGTAATATGGCATCTGTATATCAAGAAAATATTACAACCTCTAATAATACAATTCAAGAACAATTGCTTGCAATTGATATAGTTGAAAATGAATTAAATGTAGCAAAACGTAGATTAAACTTATTAGAAGAAAATAAATATAATAAACTTAGATTAGTTGAAATCAATACATATTATGGAAAGCAATATAATGCTTATAAAGACATTGCCAAAAATATTGTTTATATTTGTATTTTGGTATTAAGTATTGTAATTTTAGGAAAAAACGGAATATTACCAACTAATGTGTATATTGCTCTAAACGTATTAATAATAACTATTGGTGCTGTTATCGTTGGTAGCCAAATTGTTAACGTGTCAAACAGAGATAATATGAATTTTGATGAATATAATTGGTATTTTGATAAATCTAAAGCACCTACAGATACGACAGATTCAACTACAGGTGCTTTAGACCCATGGGCTATGCCAGGTGTTACATGTGTCGGTTCTATGTGTTGCGACCAAACCAATGGATTTGTATACGATAGCGTACAAAATATTTGTATATTAAGTGGAAAAACAAATACAAATACTTGTAAATAAATACAAGTATATAAAATGTTATAAAATAATATTGTATTTTTAAATCTAATATTATTACAAGATGGTTAGAAGAAATACAAATACAAATAAAAGTAAGGCAAATACCCAAAATGCTAATAACTTATTAGACAAACAATTTGATACAAAAACACAATTGAGCGACATGTTAGAGAAAACTTTGTCAGTTATATCATATAGCCCAGAAAAACAAAGGGAACAAATTACAAGCGATTTAGAACAAAAATATTTGAATGCACAAACTAACTTACAAACTGCCCCTATACAACTAGAAGAAACCAAAAAAAATTATTATGTTTATAAAAATGGTACAGCATATTACAATGATATGTTGACAAAAGACCTAACATCAAAGGCCGATGTAATTAGTAAAGAAATCGCTAGTAAATTTAATGAAGAAACTGAAAATGCTAATACAATGAACGCATATTATAATACTGATATAATTAATTCACAAAATACAAAAGAGTTATACGACGAATTTCTAAAAAAAAATGCGACCTTAGGATTAGCCATTAAGAATTCTCATGGAGATGTACTAACAAATGATAGAAAAACGTATTACCAAACTGAAGCTATTGATAATGTAAAACTATGGTATAAGTTTTTATTTATTGCTTATTATATTTTGGTTGCAGCATTTGTAGTCAGTATAATTTTATATCCTAATAACATGTCGCGAGTAAAACAATTGTTTATAGTCATATTATTGTGCTTATATCCTTATATAATAGACCCAATTATAAGATGGATATATTCATTGTATTTATCATTGCATGATAATGCTCCTTCTAATGTATATTTGAGTATATAATCTAATTTTTTGTATAAAGCAGTTTTATTTTGTTAATATTATATAAAATGGAAAATATTAAACCTACAGATTTATATTTTAAAATTTCGGATTTAGAATATAAAACAGATTGGAATAGTTACATAAATAATTTACTTACTGATCCAGATATAAAAAACACACCACAAATAATAAATGCTTTATACCAAAAAAAAATAGTTTTAGAAAATAAAAAAATAACTTATGGTGACCAAAAACTCCTTGTAGATCCACTATTGCCAAACATTGGCAATTTAAGGAATATACCAGAAGAAGATGTATTATTATTCATTAATAATCTTTTCCCACCATCGTTAGAAGAATTAGATGGAGGTAGACCAAAACAAAAAAAAACTAAAACTAAAACTAAAACTAAAACAAAGACAAGAAAGACAAGAAAGACAAGAAAGACAAGAAAGACAAGAACAACTAAGCCTAAAACTAAAACAAATGCAAGAAAAAGAAAATGAGACAACAATCCAGAATATTACAATCAGTCCATACACTTTGGACAAATCGTTGAATAGTAATTATGTTACTATTTAACCCAGTTACTATTCAACCTCTTCCAAGTCATTCTGCTCCTCATCTTGTTTTATTTTAACATTTATCCATTTATTTGTTAGCGGATTTCTATTTCCAAATTTCTTATTCATTATTTCCTCCAATTCTGAAAGCTTAGGCGGCTTTCTATTTCCATAATTAACTTGAAACCAGTCCTTAAACACAGTATTAAGTGATTGTTTGCCAACTGTAGACCCATCTGTTTTAACAATCTTCTCATTAATAAAGCCAGTAATACAATCTTGACTTTGTCTATATTTACCAGACGCTGCCAATACTTCAGTACAATCTATTACTTCGCCTCCAGTTTCATACGCTCGTTTTACCAACATACTAATAAACACCGGCGCCCATTTTGGCAACTTCTCCTTTAATCCCTTATCCTTTGGAAATACGTGCTGTGTATCGTCAGTATGTGTTTCACCTTCAGACACGAATTTAGAAATATAATCAACCAATTTCATTCTTCTCCAAGTTCCATCATCATTACTCTTAATTTCAAATAGCGAATTAGTACAAACAACTAAACTGAACTGTGGCTCAAATATTTCACTATCAGAATACAATGCTCTCGCTTGGATTGGGTCACCTCCAGTTAACTCTTTCAAAATACCTTCATTAATAACTGCATCCTTTGAAGGCTCTTGCATAACAGCATATCTGATTCCCTTTAACTGAATAATTTCAGAAGATGTGCCGCCAATTGACCCACGTTTTTCAGTAACCAATGTAATCGGAACAGTGCCTTTATATTCACCTAATGCTTGCGTCATTAAATCAGTCAATATAGATTTGCCATTTGAACCACTACCACGATATATATTGAATGCGTGTTCTTTCTTCACTCCAATCAAACTTGCCGCCAAATGATCCCACATATATCTACATAAACTCGGCTGAGGGAACAGCTGCTCCATGAATAGAGTAATCTCATTAGAAATTTCAGAACATTCGTCAAACTTATATGGGATATAAGGGATGCCCGTTGTCTTTGCAATATAATCCTGTGGATATCCTTGACGAAACACTTTTTGCTTAAAATCAATGACGCCATTTGAGAAACACAACAAATATTTATTCGCATCCATATTCTTGATAAAATCCTTATCAAAGAATATTTCCATCGCCTCTCGCATAATATTATTTTTATCATTTGTCTTCTTTAGTTTAACACAAACCTCTGAAATTCGTTTGACCTTTCTTTGTATCTTTTCATTTACATCTGGATTGCCTTCATAGCTTTGTAAATCAGCCATATATTGCGTCTGTTTTTCTGAATATAATGCACACATTTCCGTTGAAATTGCAAGACGCAAACTTTGCCCTTCATCTTTTTCCCATCTATGCCGCTTAAATGTGTACCATTTTTTATTTGTAATACTGCTACAAACATATTTGTCTTTATACATATGATATAGAATCATCGCATAATCAAAATCTGCACCATCAAATAATGTCTCCTCTATAAAGTAATCAACTGTTGATTTTTTTACCTTCTCATAAGAATCAAATGAATCTTGTTTTGCCCAATACATAATAGAGCGCCTGGTTACACCATCAGGTCTTTTATTGAATTGCATTTTCCACATATGATATAAATTGGGAATGGTAGCATAATCAAAATCCGACGCTTTACTTCTAAGCATAACCCATGACAAGAATAAACGTTCATCTGTATGCTTTAATGCAAATGCGACTTGTCTGTTTAATAAATGCGACCCTGGTTCATAATATTTTGCTGGTAAAATCTGTGTATAATCATGGATTTCCTTTATATGATATTCATTAGTACGCAAATTACTTAGCATATTATCTACTGCCTTTTTCAAAGTATCCGGGTTAGTGATATCGCCCAATTGAATATTAGAGTCATCTTCTTCATCTAATACCAGATTTATTTTGCCTTTGGAACCGGATTTTTTCATTTTGGAACCCTTATTTTCCTTTTTTTGATTATATTCTGCTATGATATTTGGATTCATCTCAAATTTCTCATTGTTATCATATTGAGCTGATAACAGTTGTAAATTCTTTGACAAATCAAAATCCTTTATATTTTTTGGTTCAGTTACAAAATCATTGTCTTCCATATTCATTTCAACAGATATATGATATGATAATCTATATGCTTCATTTCCGGGCTTTTGCGACCCATACATTTGCCAATTTGTCGGCCCTTTACTAATTCCTTCATCCAAAACTGATTCCCAATCATTTGTTAATGGTAGCTCCCAAATATCACCGATTTTCTTTAAAATTTTGTCACGTAACATCATCTGCATTGTATGATCCATTTGAATACCAATAATCATATGAATCCCATCTTTCACTAAATTTTTTTCCTGAACCCTATTTACGTTTGGTTTTTCCATAACAAATACTGGAAATGGTTTTTTCTCTTCAAAAATAAAGAACTCCTTAAGTTCCTCCAAATAAAGTTGGATAATGTCCTGTATGTGTTCTTGGGAATGTTGTCGTTTTATCACACTGATATCATAGCGAAAATCAAAGTCAACAAGCACTGGTCCGGAACCATTGTCTAATTGTCTTTCTGTTAGATATTCTTTGCGGCCCTTTACAAAAATATGCTCATAATATAGCTTGTAAAACATTGGCAATTCGTCTTTTCCTATGCTAAAAGACCCTCCGTATATATTTAGTTCTTGACTTGGTATCCTTGTATGTGTTATCTCTTTATCAGACGCGGAATTCTGGATATTCTTAGCATTATGCTTTGTAAGAAAATCCGATAAATCGTTATAATAAGATGATACATTTGTTGCCATTGTTGTTATATTATAGTAATATTTTTCTATTTCGTTTTTTTTCAATTTTAATTTTTGACATAAAACCACTTCTTACTGTTATTTATATGTGGGTCAAAAATAACGTATACATTTTATCTAGATAAAAATAATGTATTTTTTATATATTTATAAATTCTGGTATAAATTTTATAAACAGTTTTACAAACAATTTAAATATAATTTGTCATATTTAAATAAGAAGAATAATACCGATAATAAATGAATTCTATTACAAGCCCAAATGAACCAATGGTGATTTCAAAAGAAACAATCCATCGTTTGTTAGCAGATGTAAAATACATATATAAAAATCCATTAACAGATAATGGAATTTATTATACACATGATGATGCCGATATAATGAAAAGTTATGCAATGATTGTTGGTCCTGAAGGCACGCCTTATTTCGGTGGATACTATTTCTTTGAATTTAATTTTCCAGCCGATTATCCATTTTCTCCACCAAAAGTGAAATATATGACAAACAATGGAGTAACACGATTCAATCCAAATTTATATAAATGTGGCAAGGTTTGTGTCTCTATATTGAATACTTGGAGCGGCGATAAATGGTCGGCATGTCAAACGATAAATAGCACAGTATTAACACTGTGTTCTTTATTGAATGATAGTCCATTATTGAATGAACCAGGTCAATTTACTACCAGCAAGGATTATATGCCATATCAAAAAAGTATTGAATTTTTGAACATAGATTTTGCAATTTGCGATTTATTGGATAAATCAAAGAATAAAATTCCTGAACAATTTACCCAATTTTATCCGTTTATGAAGGAGTTATTTTTGAAGAACTATGATAAATTATTAGACATTATTGATAAAAAAGAAGGTCTAATTGAAAGTTATAATGTTAATATTTATCAGATGACAACCCACGCAAATTATGCATTATTGAAAGACAAATTACAATCGGTTAAAGACAAATTAAACAAGGAATAATAATTATTACATTTTTCGTTTAATTTAAAATGGAATTGACGATAATATATGTTGCAAATATTGTCCCTCAAAGTAAACATTATATTGACGTTCTTCTTCATTTGTATCCTTCTCCGAATAAATTTTGTAAGCTTTAAATTCATTGTTAAACCCAATAACTAAGTAAATGAAACTGATTCCATGAGGAATTATTCCGTTGTCGTGTAATTCTTGTCCTGAATATTTCCATGATATAATTAGAGCTTCATTTCCAAAAAATGGTTTCAACTCGTCTAGTGTGTATCCCGCAACTTGTAACTTAGATAATGTGAATAAATTAGAATTAATTAGGTCTTGTAGTGAGTATCCAAAATTTGTTATAATAGTTTTAGTTGCAACTGAATTTAATAACTCATGTAAAGTTGGTCTTATTAGTATGGGACCGACACTATTTGATGCTGGACTATCAGTTCCATTATTTGCTACAATAGTGAATGTATAACTGGTTCCATTAGTTAATCCAGTGATTGTTAAAGGACTTGTTGTTTGGTTTATATAAATAGGAGTAGATCCATTTATACTGTAACCATATTTTGTTATGATTGAATATGATTGCGTTTGTGTAAAATTAATTGTTGCGGTATTGGAACTTGAGGTTACATCGGTTATTACAGGTGCAGTCGCAGGAATATATACTGTAGAGCTTACTGAAGCAGATGCGCTACTGTAAACACCATTATATGCTTTAAGAGTAAAGGAGTAATTGGTTCCATTGGTGAAGCTAGAAGCAGAAATTATTAAAGGACTAGATAATTGGTAACCACTGCCACTGGTATTTGTTATATCAGTATAACTTGACCCATTTGTGCTATAAGCATATTTTGTAATACTTGAATCAGCTGGAGTTTGAGTAAAAACCATTGAAATAGTCGGATTTAAATTTGTTGGAGAAGTACCATTTATACTTGAAATTACAGGTGCAGTCGCAGGAATATATACTGTAGAGCTTACTGAAGCAGATGCGCTACTGTAAACACCATTATATGCTTTAAGAGTAAAGGAGTAATTGGTTCCATTGGTGAAGCTAGAAGCAGAAATTATTAAAGGACTAGATAATTGGTAACCACTGCCACTGGTATTTGTTATATCAGTATAACTTGACCCATTTGTGCTATAAGCATATTTTGTAATACTTGAATCTGCTGGAGTTTGAGTAAAAACCATTGAAATAGTCGGATTTAAATTTGTTGGAGAAGTACCATTTATACTGGTTATTACAGGAGCTGTTATTGCAGGTCCAGGCCCAGGAGGTGTAAATTCAGGTAAGTTCAACCCATTTGACATATTTGAACCGTTTGAATCCAACATGGATACGAACGAAGTTTTTTGTATTGTTGTTCCATCTCCCAATTGACCATAATAATTGTATCCAGTGGCCCACAATGAACCATCTACTAACAACATTAGGGTAAAAGATGAACCACATGACACTTGTGTACATGTTACATTTGAATTAGTTGAAGGGTCATATACTTTTACAAACGAAGTTTTTTGTATTATCGTTCCATCTCCCAATTGACCATATATATTGTATCCAGTGGCCCATAATGAACCATCTGATAATAACATTTGAGTATATTGCTGACCACATGACACTTGTGTACATGTTATACCTCCTAAAGGTGTATATACTTTTACAAATGAAGATTGAATAGTTGTTGTTCCATCACCAAATTGACCATTATAATTTGCTCCAGTGGCCCATAATGAACCATCTGATAATAACATTTGAGTATATTGCTGACCACATGACACTTGTGTACATGTTATACCTCCTAAAGGTGTATATACTTTTACAAA